ATGGCGTCGGATCGTAGGACGGTCTATTTCAATCTTGACGACGTGATTGAAAAAGAGATGTATGAGTTGTCGGGCAGCTTGAACTTTAGCGGATGGGTGAAGGAGCGTTTGAAGCCATTGGCACTCGCCCGGATCGCAGAACGCCAGGCAACGAGCGAACCGAAACGCATGGGCATCGGAACTCCGGTGCCAGTCAGAAGGGCGGTGGCTGCTGATGTCCAGAAAGCGTAGGTACTACCGCGAAGATCGACGGCCGCCGCGTTTTTATGATGAGCCTGATGATTTTGATGAGAGCGACACTCCGGCGGACGTGGAAAACCTGGCCAAGAAAACGTCCTGGAGCCTGCTGGCCGTCCTGAGTTTTGGAGTCCTTTTGTCCATCGCTCATTCGCTTTACGTGCCTGCTGCTCCGGTTTCTTCGGAAGGGGGATATCGGGTCGTTTCGGTAAGTCGCGGACGGGTGCAAGCAGAGGAAGTTGGGACGGGAAAGCGTATAAGCTTTGATGATGAGAAGCTCGTTAGAGCAGCACTTGATGGATCGATCAAGCGCGGTGATGTTATCTATCGGTAGTGTGTAGCGCTATGCTGCGCTTCCCCTTCCCCGCTATTTCGAAGGGGCCTTTCTCTGTGCACTGTGCTGAATGATGTTTCTGCATCAAGCTAATTTTCTGACGTTTTTGAATTGAACCGGGAAGGGAGTGAAAGAGGAATGGACATCGGGGAATCTTTTATTGAATTACCACGGGTAACATCGACGCATTCGCGTGTAACATACAGCAACCTGATCCAGATCGCGGATAACCTCGACTTCCGGAATCCGATATTCAACGGGAGAGCAAAACGGAATCGGTCGCTCGGGAGTGCTCAGGCGTTTGTGGTTGAGCTGGCACTAGCAGACCAGACGTTTCGAGAGAAGTTGAAACGGTACATGATCGGCGGCGGGGCCAGATTCGTCTACATGTCGGACTACATGGACAGGTACTGAAAAAAAGACCCGCCTCTGCCCAGCGCGGAGACGGGTTCGTTTATTACTTTTCGCAAGCTACACCGTCGTTATCTCGATCTAACTTTGCTCTATAACCAGGCTCTCCCCTATACAGAGGAGCAGCACCTGCAGCCTTTGCTTCGCTACAATTCGCATAGTACACTTCCTGAACTGGCTGCGGTGTAGTGACCGGGGCTGGTTGAGTGTTTTCTTTCGACTCGGACACAGTTGTTTGTGCTTTGGTAGATGCCGGCTCATTTTTCTTAATAACATCCGGATGGTAACCATCTTCTTGGGCATAGTTCTCTACGGACCAAATACCAAGTCCTTCCTTTTGCGCCTTTTCTTGAATCGCCTTATACTGATCAACGTATTTTACGTTTGGAGCATATATGTACGCAACCCTAGCTAGCCCCTTTTCAAGTAGCATTTCTTGGACAGACTTCCCTTCCACATAGATGTAATACAAGAGCCTACCGTACTTATCGGGTCCATTATTAACATCCTGTTCTAACTCTACCGTCTTCCCACTTAGCAAATCTTTAGTGAAATTTGATGCTTCTTTTCCGAAGGGCTGTTCGCCATGCTGTGGATGTTTGGTTTCCGGGGTATCGACCAGAAGAAAACGAACAGCTGCCTCCTTACCGTTTAACTCAACCTTGATTGTATCGCCGTCTGTTACCTCAAGAACTTTCGCTTGAATACGTGAGGCAGTTGGCGTTACCGCTTGAGAGTCGGTTGTAGGTGTCTGGTTCGATTGATTTTGGGAAGCTATTTGAGCTACTTCCTTTTGCTTTACCTCTGTAGACTTATTCTCTTGAATTGAAACTGTTTGAACTGGCTTTTTCTCGCTGGCAGCATTACCAATACTAGAAATCAGAACAATTAATGCCCATGCGGTTCCTAATCCCTTACCAATCGCCCCGATCTTCTTCCATTGAAAAAGGATCATGATATAAGGAATAAAAACCCAACCTATGAACTTCAAAAATTTCAATGGCTTTTCCTCCTGATGGTCCTAGGACTATATTCGTGACATTTCCACGATAATCCAAGTACCCAAGGGTGAGCAAGGGTAATTGTCCGACACCCTTCGACAATCACTTAACTTGAAATCGCTGTTACATTATCTAATGGAACCCATTGAACATCTTCATCATTTACCAGCTTGATCCGTCGCGCGTTCTGATCGATCCACTTCACGGTGCCCCACATGGAACAGGTTGTTCCCAGCTCGCCTTTTACCTGTTTCCACCAAGTTACCGTGATGGCGTAGTCCTCGCGGGCCGAGTCACGGAGTTGGTACTGGAAAGACTCCAGCTCGTCCTGCTCAAGCACAGGCATATGTACCAGCTTCTCGTCTTCCTTCATCTGCAAGTACAATTCCCGCTGTTGAGGAAGCACGAAACGTCCTAGTGTTGGATTGGTTAATTTTGATGACCTTTTATCAGATAGCATGGCGTTCCACCACCGATTGCACAGCAAGGATGTTGTCAATCACAAAGACACGCGGCGCTCGCCGTGCAAGACAGTACGCTTTCAGTCGGTCGCCTGCGATTTCGAGGGGCCGCAAGGTTCGCTGTGTTGTCTGGCCGTCTCCAGACAAGTAGATGATATGGATATGCTGATGCCGTTCTATGGCTCTTTGCAGTTGCTTTCTCATGCTGTTCGCCTCCAGATAAGAACGTTAGTTCGCTTGTATTATATGCGAACAACTTGCGAACATGCAATTAAAAAATACCCCACTATTAAGTGGAGTATTTTATAGTTATTTTAATTTTCTTTGTGTTGCTTTTTTCTTAACCTCATCAATTATTGAGTCTGCAACACTTTGTTCGATGGGCTTTCTTTCTCTTTTAAAATGATCATGTTTAGTTTTCACTTCAGGCAACTTAAAGAATTGTTTATTCTCATTTGCGAATTCGGGAATAACACCTAACTTAAGCATGATTATCACCTCTTAAGTAATTTTGGAAAAAATTGTAATTCAATTCAGGCTTAAAGTAATGTTTTCGCTTTATCCAAATAAAACCGTCGCCTTTAGAAATAATAGCAACGTCTATTGGCCCACCAACTGTCTCTGCATCAATAGAAACTTTTCTTTTAAAAGAAGTAAGATTAACTAATGCTTCTGCAATTGCAGCCAATTCATCTTTTGGAAGTATCGAAACAATGTCAACGATTGGTCTTGCATATACTTCCATTTGTATTTTCTCTATGTGTTTTTGAATTGCTTCAAATGCATCTAAACTTACCTGTTTGATAATCTCACTTGAACTATCACTTAGAGGCCCCTCACCATTTTCCATTAGCGCATGGTCAATAGCCCCTGGATAGTGCTTTAATACATTATGCAGTGTCTCTATTATTGTGTTCTTTAACGCCGGATCAATACCCTTCGTGAATGAGTGAACCATTTCTTGCTGTGCGAAAGGCAAAATGGCAGCAGTTACTTTTTCACTCGACCGTTCAGCAGCTACTTCTGTTACCTGCTTTAACTTGTATTTTAAAACACCATTAACAATGCCTTCAACTGTGTATTCATGTAGTATTGGAAAAATTTCGTCATCACCGTATCCAGCTATAACAACACCAGTCGTATTGTGTTGAAAAATATCCTTACAAAATAATAAAGCGGATATTTGCAGCATCCAATGTAAGGTATCATCGTCCACAGTAAAGTTAATTTGATCATTAATTATTTGTATAATACCTGAACCGTGTTTGCCTAAAAATTCAGAAATAAAATCCTCACTAAAACCCTGTAGGTACTTTAATCTATTCAGGGAATGTAGCTCATACTCCACTTCTGCAGAAAGAATATGTGCAACTTGATACTCAAAAGGCTCAGCATTTTTGAAGACAGCGTAAATGACTTTATTAACTCTTTCTAAGAGGACGTTGAGATGCGCGTAAAAATTTCTTAATACAAGCATTTCCTCTGATTGCTCAGTCACATATCGCTGGTCAGTGGTTAGAAATTCAAAAAAGTTATCCGCATATTCGCTCAGTTTAGGGAAGGTATCCTTTCCAAGACCTTCTCGATATACTTTAATTATAGTCTCCCACGGAACCCCCATGAAATCTGCCCCGCCGTATACCATGATACCGACCGGATGTCTTTTTGATAAAGAGAACAACTTATCAGCAGAATTGAATACTTTTTGCCTTCCGCTAGAACCAACAGTAACTGCGCTATCAGCTGCTAATGCTACACCCATTCTATTCATGATCCCTATTTCTGCAGTCATGTTATTCGCTCCTTCAATACTGGTGTTTGTTTTGTTCGACAATAAATAACAAATTCCTTCCAGTTTTTCCTTCAGGAACTTATTTAGGATGAACACCTACACTTGAATTTTGGGCACATAACAAAATGATTCTTAAGTCACTCATCCACATAACTACATAATACATTTGTCCCAGAAAATAGAAAAGCCCCATCTAGCAGATCTCTCTACCAAATGGGGCGCTTGTCTTATACCTCGGTTTCTTCTTTATTTATCGTTCGTTTGGTCCGTTCTCGCATGAAGCGATACATCCTGGTAACCAGACATGCCCATGCAACTTTCCCGCCGATCAGAGCAAAGCCGTTGCGGATCCGAGCTGGCAGGAACTCATACCGATCGATCAGCTCCTGCTCTTTCTTATTCAGTAGCGTCTCGAAGTGAGGATATTTGCTCTCGATGTGCGCCACAAACTCGTATACACGCGGGAAGAAGTCGGCTGCCATGAGTACCGCAACAAAAAGGAACAGAGCCATTAGCCAACCCCACTCCTGGAAGAACATGATCACTTGATCCAGCATCATTTGCAAACACATCCTTTCGAAAGTTTCACTGTTTTGGTAGTTTGCTCCCATTCGACCTGCAGGCCGAGCGCCGCAACCAAGTCCCGAGCAGGGGTATATGACGTTCCAGCGTCGATTGTGACCGGCATGACAACACCGTTGACTGTGACCTGTTTGTTGGTATCACACCACCCAGGAACGACGCCAGCGGCCTCGGCCACCGCCCGAACTGGCAGCCTAGATACTCCATCTTTGAGGAAGCCCTGCACCGGCAGCAACTTTCCGTTGACTTCGATGGAAACTTTATCCACAGGTTTAGGTGTAGGTTGTGGATTACTTGTTAGCAACTTATGCACATCGTCTTTGAACTTCGCCCACGCCTGCTGTGCTGTCAGGCCAGTGTACTTGCGTGCAAAATCATCTGACACGAAGTAAGCCGGGCAGTTTTTACCTGTGATGTCGTAGTGGCGCCACAGCTTGTCCACACTCCAGCCGTACCGCCGGAGGATGTCCGCGGCCAGCTCCACCGTTCGCTTATACATCGCTCGAAAATCACTGTCCACATTCACACACATCTCGATGCCGATCGTGCAATTGTTCGGGTACGAACTGAGCTGCTTCAAAGCTTCGGGTTTGTACGACTTGGCTCCTACGTGATAGCCCATTTCCGTCTCGGGCAAACACCTGATGATCTGCCTGTCGTCCACGATGTAGTGCGCGCTGGCTTCTGTCGTCGGCTTGTTGAAGTAGTTCCGGTTTGCCACCGCATCGGCTCCCTTGCCCTCGTTGGCTGTCCAGTGGATGACCAGTCCTTTCGGGACAATCTTTGTGCCTGGTCTGGCCGTTTGGTTCGTGAGCAGCATTTCCGTGATTTGCATGTTATTTGCCCTCCCCTTTCCCTTTCAGTACCTCTACCGCTCGCTTAATCAATTCCGGAACGGGCAGGCCAATGCGTCCCGCGTTCTCGATGATGGACAGCAGTTCGTTCGCCAGATAGAAAAAGATCGTCGCGTCGCGGATGAAATTTTGGTCACCAAGCGACATGTCGATCAGATGCGCAATCGCGACCATGCAAAAAATGAACAACTTCCGCGCAATGCCGATCATACCGACCTTGCTTTTTAACTTTCCTTCCATTCCGGCTGCAATCAGACCAGTGACAAAATCAAAAATGACGAATGCGAGTAGCACACTGAGCAATGCTGACCAGCCGCCAAAAAGAAAAGAGGCTGCTGCCCCTCCGATAGCAATTCCTGTTTTGATAAAGTTGTCCATTCGCTCTTTTCCTCTCTGCCTCGGTGGGCAATAAAAATTGCCCCGGTCGGATCGGGGCTTGCTGTCAGTCTTGGTGTCATAGAAAAACTTACTGGGCCAGTTCGGGCAAGCCCAAAACTTCCAGTTGGCTCTTTACTTCTGGTTTGATCCTTGCTGGCACCTGGGCATATGTCTTATTGCCTTCGATGATGAGAGTCACGTAGATCACCGCGATTGCCATGTTTTGCTCACCTCCTCTCAGCGACAGTAGCAGCCATAATAAAAACGCTTCAGCAGCACGTTTAATTTGCTGCATCGGCGTTCACAAGCGCTTCGACTTCGGCGCGGTTTTTTTCTGGTACTTGTTCGATGGTTTTCAGACCTTCGCGGATCAGGTCTGCATAAATAGGCGACATAGGGTGCATCAGGTTGTTCCTCCTCCTTCTTGTTCGGTTTCTTCTGGCAGCAATGGCAGCAGCAACTCGTAGACCTCCGTCATCGCCAGCATGACGTTTTTGTTCTTTTCTTCAAGAGCCAGGTTCTGCTCATACATATCAGTGATAGCCAACATAAGCGTAGTTTTGTCTTCTGTGAGCTGCGATACCTTTTGTTGCAGCACTGCTTTTTCTTGCTCCAACTCTTGGCGTTCGCCTTGAATCTGGCTGACTGGCCGGACGTTTGATGTCTGGATGTTCAATCAAAAGCACCTCCTACACCTTTCACGTATATTGGCCCGATGGCCGTCCCCTTCTCGATCTTGATCCGGAAATTAATGCCCCACTGCGCTGCTGTTTTGGTTGTGTTGCTGAACAGGTGCGCACGGTTGAGTTTGACGACGATAGTGGCGTCTTCCCACGTCGGCTCCGCATCGTAGGCGTTGTTACAAACTTCGACGAGCAGGATCGCGCCTGGGGGCAGGTCCCAAATCGGTGTGAGCAGAAGTCTTTTCGCGGCAACGTCTGTCGTGAAAAAGTCTTTCGTCTCTTGCTGCATGGTCGCGAAATCCAGCGAAAACACGATCTTGTCCACGAACCGCGTCAGCGTGTACGTCCTGATCGCTATCATGCCCTGGCTATCTGTTGCTTCGATGGTCAACTCATGCTGGACGCTTGGCTCAAGCCTGAGCCACATATCAGGCGGTATCGTGACCGTCTCCTGCTGCCCGGCTACGCCAGCAAACGTGCGGATCACCTCGCCGTTGATCTTCTCGGTGATCGTAAACGGGTTGGTTTCCGGGTCTGTGACGGTATACTCGACCGATGGCGGTTCCTCCATGATGCCGAGGTCTCCATTTTCGCCGCTGATCGTAGGCGGGCGGTTCCAAATCACTCGGAATTTGCGGGTGACTTCCTCGCTCTTGCCGCCCTGGTCGTCCTCGGCCCAAACGGTCAGGACGTGGTCAACGTTTTCGGCCAGGTCAGCCCCGGTGACATCGACTGCTCCGTCCCATAGGCGCTTGTTGCTGTAGGTCAGCGTTTTGGCAAAAGAAAGAGGACTGCTGCCATCCGATACGCCGGAGGCGATAGCCCTCGCTGTGCCGTTGTTGATCTTGTACTTTACAGTAACCACATTGCCGTTGTCGGCGTCGCTGGCCTCGCCCGCGATTGGAAACGTGCTACCTTCCGCTAATGTTTGATTATCGGAAGGGCTGGTGAGCGTAAGCGTAGGCGGTTTGTTCAAAAACTCATATGTGACTTCGAGCATCGGTTTGTTAGAGGGATGTTCTGATGCGTTATACCACCACGACCACTCACCTTGCCCAACGGTTCCGTCATTGATAATTTTGACACCGTAATTTGGTTTACTACCATCCACCCACGAGGCCACTATTGGCGTAATGTCAATTGACGCATAAGCATTTGTGGCAATAGGAGCATCATATTTGACCGTATCAACGGTTGGAGCATTGGCGCTAACTAATGTCATTGGGTCCCAATCACTTGTCACTCGAACCACTTTATGAGGCATTCCGTCCGTTGATCTAGATGGCGATGTATAAACTTTAAGGATCGCGGATGTCACTCTGATATTAGCTGGCAGTGATGCTAAAGATGGTTTTATATATGCTGCAGATTTCCTTATGTTTGATCCTGACTGATACAAACCAACTAAAAGACTAGCGGCAGTACCGTAGTTGGTTGTTGGATTGTGTTCGTTCACATAGGTATCTTTCCATGATGAGTCCGCAACAATTGTAATGCTCGGCATGTTCCTCCCCCTTTCCATGAAAAAAGCCGCTCGGGTGAGCGACTGTTATTTGATGACCAACTGCGCGTTCGCCTGGTCTACCCAGCCCGCCTCGATGTTCAGCCCCGTTGTTGACGCAAAATCAAACGAAAACAGGTTGTCGCGGAGGTCGTTGGCCAGTGAGCTTTCAAGTGCTTTAATACGAGTCTCGTGGCTCAAAACCATCGGCTGTACGATGTCGATAATTACATGCGCATCTGCAATACCTTGTTCCCAACGGTTTGCGTCTTCCTCGGTTGGCGTTTCGCCGTATTGCCAGTTCACCTTTGCTTGATATGCCACATCACATCACCTCGCTCACTTCGATGCTTTGCTTGATAAATGTATCTGTTGATATCGGTACATAAACAGTGTTCGAGCTAACGGTCTTTCCAGCAGCATTTTGCAACTGTATGAGCCGCACTTCGCTGACAACAGCTGCTGGCACCAAATATTCCAGATGCAGCACGTTGTCCCGAACTTCCTTTTTGGAAAAGGTAGTGATCTCGACAGTCCCGTTCAAGAGCACCTTTGAGACGTAATTGTTTATGAATCCTGCAACTGTTCCAAGAAAGCTACTCTCTATCACTTGACTTGCACCTCCTCACCTCGAACAGCAAAAGGCGTCACGCCAAGTTGCCATGTGGTGGACAAACCAGTCATTCTTGTCAGCGCAGCCCTTGATATCCGTTCTTCCAAGTGGATTGAGTCATGAACTGCTGTTTGCTGGATGTAAACCATGTTGGCGGGCTTCACTTTTTCAACGGTGTGGATGACTTCTTCGAAGACAGCCGCATCGTTGATCTTTGCTTCGACCGACAGCAAATAGTTTTGTACATCTACACCTACAATCGCAACACCAGCACCAACCAGCCTATCAAGTTGTTGCTGCAGGTACCGTTCTGTAAACGGAGCCTTAGTCGAGTATCGGTTGATCAGCCTTTTCCGGCGAAAATCCAGAGACTCTTTAGCTGGATCAGCCTGAATGTTGAGCATTTTTTCGCGGCGAGCAAGGTATTGCTCGCTTGCTGTAAGAACAAATTGCTCGTCGAATAACTGTTTTATCGATCGATTGAGCAAATCAAACTCGCTCTGCTCGGTGTGTGTTATTTCTTGAAACTCTCTGATTTCAGCGTGTAACTCGGGAAGATAAGAAAGGAGTCTGTTAAGTTCCAAGTGTAATCACTCCTGCCCGCGGAACTTCTTCAGGTGCCAATTGCAGGTTTGCTTCAATGTCGTTCAGCTTGGTGCCTGACACGTCAACAACACCGTTCACACCAAGTATACGGGCTTCTACTTGACTGATTCGCACAATGATGCCCTCACCAGGTTGCATGGAACTCCAAGCCTTCCTCAAGGTCATGAGGTAATCACCTATCACCTGCGCAATCTCCGCCTCCACTTGACCCGTAGTTACGCCGCTGAGCGTTAGGTTGGTCGCGATATCGACGTTTACTGCGGTTACGCCTCTGATCGTTACTCGGTGACCAATTGGGGCCAATCCCAAGCCTTGTCCGCTGTTTTGTACTGGATCGATGAAGGTCTGTACCTCATCGACGAGTTCCGATGTAGGAGGGCCGAAATCACTAGCTATGATTGTGCACTTAACGGTTCCACCGCCCTGCCATACAGGAAAGACTTTTACACCTCCGACACCCGGAATCTTCCTAATCTCCGCCTTGTACTCGTCGATGTTTCCACCAAAAGGCTGCGAGTTGATGGTTTCAAAGTAACGAATGCGCAGAGACTCATCCGACTCCTCGTCTTCACCTGGTACGATAACGTCAGTCAGCTCAGCCCGCGCCAATCCGTTGATGTATTCGATGGGCAGCAAAACGCCGAAATGCTGGTTTCCAACAACGCCAAGTGTTTCGCACTCCATCTCGTACTGTCCGAGTGCCAGTCGCTTAACAGCAACATAGTTCAGATCAGATAGCGAGAATCTGCTGCCGATCGGAATATCCAGCGGAGTGCCTTGACTGTCAAAGAACTCCCCTTTCCGGCGCGCTTTTGTAGCAGGTTCCCGGGTCACCCCGAACTCCGCTGTCCGCCGTTCCAAATATTCATCAGTGGCAGTATCTGCGTATGAGAGGTTTCGGTTGATATCCAATTCCCGATATGCCTGTGCCAACTCAATTGCTGCTGGCGCAAGTGCATCATGGATGATGCTTCCCTCCCTTTTGTCTACGTCGTTTGGAACCCGGCTCAAGAGACGAGCCATAATTACATCAAACGTCTGTTCTTCATACACCTCACCTCACCACCTTCTCTGAGGAAAATCTACCGAAGACCGATATGACCGTGAATCTTGCCAAAACGCTGTCTCCATCCACGGTTACCTGCATGTCTTCGATTGCGTTGATGCGGTCATCCTGCAACAACGCCTCAGACACGCGACGCTTCAGCTCAGAACGAATGAAGGCGGTGTCCTCTCCAATCAGGCCCTGCGTTTCTGTCCCATACAGCCAGCTGTACACCATGTAATGAAATCGCTCCGATGACAGGATTTTATAAACAGCTTGCTTGACTGCCTCGATCCCATCGACCATACCGACGATTCGTTTGTTCTCTTGGTCCCAGCGATAGGTCCGGCTCGTTTGTTGAGTGTACGTAACCGGCTGATTGGTCGGTAATACACCGCCCTGTGGAATCATCAAAATCACACCCTATCCCATATAACGTACTGGTTTCCCCCCTGCACCCTCAGTAAAAGCAGCTGTTGACCCGGCTTCAGCTCATTCGGAGGAACTAGCTCTCTGATTCGTTCTGGAACGATCAAAAAATCCTCTGTGAGGGTAAAGCGTTGATCTACGATTACCTCAAGAGGATTTATGCTCTTCACGTTTCCGTATAGGATTGCTACCGGATTTCCGGCTTCCACCGCTCCGAGGCCAGCTTTTTTTATCGTGTCGAGTATGCCCATTAAATCACCTTCAAATCTACGGTCATCGTGTGGTCCTCACCTTCGATACTGTGGCTACATTCATCAACGAGAAAATACTGATTGATCCCGATTTCTTCAATGATGACTGGCAAATAGCAGCCTGCTCTTACTCGAATATCCCCGATCGCCTTGATGGTAAAGATTTTACTCTCGCGATTTTTCACGCGCATAAGAGTATCCAGAAGTTGCTTGATTTGAGCGTCATTCGCATTTTCATCTGCCGTCTGATACAGTTGCAACAAGCCCCACTTACCGATCGTATTGCTTTGGGCCATGTACACATCACGGCGTTTTGTTTTCTTGTTATTTCTAACAATTTTCACACGGTTGTACGTGTCACTATCGATTGAGCGCTTGTAGTCGTAGTCATACATCAGGCTGCCATCGCCAAGCACGAAGTCAAGTTTCATGTCCTCAACGTTGCGTAATGAAATCTCACCGAAGTCGTCGAGAAGTACATAATTTCGTCCCGTGTTAATGAGAGTCAGGTCTAGTGACTTGTAGATGATATCGAGAAGCTTTTTATTGTCCTCAACAAGAGTCGGAATCTTATACCCGGCGTCAGATAAAACTCCCGTTTTTAAGCGGAAGTCATCAGCTATCTGCTTGATTACCTGTATGGCTGTGACGTTTTTGAAAACGTACGTGTCATTGGCGAGGAGGTACCGGAGTTGATCATAGGCTGTTACTTTAACCAACTCGTCCTTGCCGCTGTTGATATCAAAGATGTATCCATAAAACACGTTCATCCCGTCTTTTCTGAATCGGATGATGTCGCCGTTGTTGTACTTGAAGCTTTTGTCCTCGTAGATAGCCCCTTTAATGAACGTAACTTCCAGTTTGGATGGTTTACCAATCCGTACCGTGTCCCACGAGACAGAAGAAACTAACCCAGAAATATCCCATACATTTCCGTCTTTGTTGTCAATCAGGATTTCAAGCATAGTTCCCCACCTTCGGCAGTTGAAGCTCCAAGCCTATTGGCAGCTTTTTGAGTTGCGCGTCTGTAATCCCGTTTAGCTTTTGGATCTCATTGACGTATGCATCCGTGCCGAAAGCCTTTTTAGAGACGGTCCACAGATTATCGCCGGGTGCCAGTTTGTACGTTTTCGGTGGCTGCTTGTCGGTCGGACGTGCAGGTTGCCCTTGCTGGACAACTGCCGGAGCGCTGCCAGATGCTTGTGTTACGACTACTCGCTTGGCAGCGTAAAACACGTATTTTTTCAGTTTCATACTGTACTGTATGTCGCCCTGTTCGCCAGCAACTTCTTTCCAGTCGAACGACTCGATACTGGCTGCCATATTGATGTCAAAGGCCGTTCCAGTAAATACGAACCGGATTGGCCTTTTGGTTGCCCGCCACTTGTTGATTAGCTCCACGTAATAGAAGGGGTCTTTTGGCGTTGTGACGCAGTATGGATAATCAGTGCCCGGAAACTCGCTTTCGAAGTTAATCTCTGAGAGCTTAGGGCTCTTGATCACGTTGATCTCGCCGAGCGCTGCCACGTCGTAGGTTTTGCTGTTCCCGCCTTCGCTGATCTCGATGGAGGCAGGAGTCACAGGTATCTGAAACCCTTCCTCTTGGTTGTTGAAGCTGAGCCATATCCCGTATTCAGCCACTAGGTATACACCCCCTGAGCTGATGCCACAAACTCTTCCTCCAGATGTTGCTCGATGCGCCGGATGATCGTGTCTACGTCATGCCCGTTATTGATATCACCAGTTTGAACCTGCACAGTAGGCGTGAGCGTTACAAAGTTCTGGATGTTTTTCATTTCGGCCAGCTCTCGCATCACCTTCAGGTCTTCGCTTGCGATATCCACTTTGTCGTTGATTTTGCCAACTTCGTTCACTCTGTTAATGTTTTGAGGATTGGTGTTCCATTTTGCTAGAATGTCGTCTCGGTTAAAGCCACTAGCCAAATCTTTGCTGGTACTCAAAGCATTAAGTGAGAATTGTTTTCCTTTTTCGAAGGCTTCTCCAAGATTCTTGTGTTCCATCTGGTATTTAGACAGATCAAAGACATCTCTGTGCGTTTCTGGCTTAAACCCTTCGACCCATTTATTTTGGTCAAACTCTTGAACAAGCGAAATTGTGGTACCGGAAATACTATTGATCTTTTCAATCAGCCAGTTTAAATTGCGAATCGCATTATTCACCATGTCGCCCATGTAGTCGGTAACAGTCTTCATTAGGTCATAGAAAAGTTTTTTTATCGCATACACCGGATCGATAAAGACGTTTCCAAAAAACTCAGCAACGGCAAGCGATGAGTTCCAAAATACAGCAAAGTTGTTTTGCAGATAAGCAAACAGTAAAGCAAAAACTCCGCCGACAAAACCTACTATCTGGCTAGTTGAAATACCGAAGTGATTCAATACTTCCATGAGTAGGACTATACCAGTTATCACTGCAAGCACCGGCCAGGCAGCCGCAGCCCACTGCACAAGCCACATGACTGCCAACCATCCCAAAACAGCACCTACCGTGAGAAGAACGTTTTGCACAGTAGTCCAGTGATCGATGAGAAAACCGACCACAGAAGCAGTTCCTGCTGCAAAAAGTGATAAACCTGCTTGTAGCCCGCCAAAAGCGTCTTTAAACTTTCCTTCTTCGAACGCTCGATTCAACAAGTTGATAAGAGGTAAAAGTGCTTGAACAGCCGACTGTCCCGCATCAGCAAAAGCAGATTTAAGACGATTCAAGAGAATTTCCCACTTTTTCGCTGGACTGTTCAACATGGTTTCATACGCTTTTTTACCCATACTTTGCATTTCAAGCAGTTTGTTGAACGCCTGAATGAAAGCCGCCATATCTCCTTTCTTTGCCGCGGTATCCAAGCCAACCGAACGCATTTGTGCTTTATTCATATTGAATCGTTCTGCCAGTGAAACGAGATCGCCGCTCATCGCTTCTTTTACTGAAAAGACGGCTCCGCTTAATCCCTGACCTGTCGTGTCAAAAGCAGTTAGACGCTGGGCGATGTTATTCAACTCGGAAATCTGATCTGTGTTTCTTGTCATTGAGAAGAAGGACAATACGCCAGTGAGGGCATCTTTGACTTCCATACCGGCATTCAAGGCATCTTCTTTGAATTTTTCAAACATAGCCGTACCCACTTCTCTACTTCCAGTACGGGCAATTAGCATGTCCAACATTTTTTGTTGTTCCATCGCTCCACCTATGGTGGCATGCAAGAGACGTGTTGCACCAGCTACTGATAAATAGGCTGAGGCGATCCCTTGAAGGTTACCAAGAAGCCCGCCAGCGGCACTTCCGCCGTTACGAATACGATTATTGAGTTGCTGTTGTAACTCGTTGATCCGCTGTTCTAAACGAGCGATACGAAGTAGTGCTGCTTCAAGTTGAGCTGCGCTGCCCACTGGGAAATTTTGATTGAGTCTCCGGACGGCCCACAACAACTTCAAAATCAGCGCCCGTAGATTCTCCACCATCTGGGTGATGGTTGGTGGCAAATGAACCTGAAGTGTAGTGGAAATGGTGCCGATTGCTGCAATGATTCGGGATCGTAATGTATGTGCTTGCGCCATCGCGCCGGATACATCTAAATTGACGTGTACAACTAGAGCATTTGTAGCACTGTTTGCAAAACTCGCTCGTAATGTAGCCAATTGAGCCATTATCGAGGTAGTGTTCAACGAAACGGTAATTGGAGGCAAGGAAAGTGCATTATGGATTGTCTGTTTCAAGGACCTTGCATGTGTTAAGACACTTCCTGCATCCAGCATGACTTGCACTGTAGCATCTGTTAATTCAGCGTGAATCCTTTGCCTCAGCTGAGTAACTCTTTGTAACACATCGTTGATATTGATTACAACATGGATTGCACTTGATCCACCCATGGTTCTAATTCGCTCTTTCATTTGCTCGACATGCGCCAATGCTGCATTTATGTCGATTTCCAGGCTGATTCGCGCTTGTAGTGACTGCTTCAGTCGTTCTATGGTGCTGTTCATCGTCTGCATAGCCTGATTTGCTCTGTTGATATTTTGCGAAAATCGATCAAAGAGTTGTAGGCTTGCTCTTACGGTAGCCAAGCTTCTCCCTCCTCCATAACAAAAAGCACCCTGTTTAGGGTGCTTGTGTCAATTATTTATTACTTTTCTACCGAAGGTTCAAAGGGGGTTGGCTCACCATTAACATATAATTCACTCGACCGAGAAGCATACTCGGCAGACTCTACGATGTTTGAATCTGGCCTCTCGCCTTTTTTTAGCTTTTGGGAGCTATCATAAATTAATACATTCCCTAGCTGCCCGCCGTTTTCTGCCCAAGCCTCTTTTGAATACAGCTCTTTTACAATGGCATCTGCAGATTCCTTTGTGACGTTCCCTTCCTTCTGTTGGACATAGTAGTATCGGCTTTCAGGCACGTAAAATAGAACCTCGAACGTGTACTCACTCTTGTAGTTCTTCGCTACAACCGGAATCTTGTCTGGTAACGTAGAAGAATTTTGAGTGTTTGTGTTTGGATTTTCTGCACATCCAGCAATAAAAGCCAAGAGCAACAGAAGCAAAAGCCCTAACTTTTTCATAGCAATCCCTCTCAGAATCTTTTTGTAAATATTATCAAAATCACCTGATGGTGGCTATGTTTTTTTCTTTAGTTCCTTTTCTTTTACAACCCGAACATCAATCATCGCATAGATAGCAGCTCTTTCCCGCCTCGTCATCCGTGTAAGCTCGTGCGGCAGAATTTTCAACTCATGGAGGGCGTAGTAAGCGTAATTCGCTTCACCATCGCCCTCCTCGATTAGTTTTTTACTTCTTCCTTCAGCTCATTGATGTCCAAGTCGAACCCGTTCATTTCTTGGACCTTTTCGAGCAAGCTCGAATATTCACCTGGCAGCAGCATTTTGCGAAGCAGCCTGTCCGCCCCCATCACACCATAAGAGCGCTGCAGCTCTGCATCCTTCAAATCCGGGTATACCACGCTGGCAACGGCCAATTTCGCAAGGTACTCGTCGTTGTTTGTCTCGGTCGTGTATTGTCCGCCCCGAACCTTTGTCCGTTTCTGAGCCGACTTACGGATCGATTCATTTTCTTCTTCGGTCATGGTTCTCAGTTTCCACGGAACCGGCTGGCCTTCCGCATCCTTGAAGCGTTTTGAAACCTCGAACTCTTCGGTAATATTTGTGTCGACGTTCTCCATGAAAAATACGCTCAAATTGTTCATTGTATAATCCTCCAATTAGTTTTGTTTATGAAAGGGCAATAGTCTATTCGCCAAGGACAGGCTTGCCAAACTCATCCAGGATGTCAGCGTCATCGAAGGTGAAACTGATCTCCTCCTCCAACACTTCAGCATCAACATCAAAAGCAGCAAGAGTAACTTCGTCCAAGTTTACGTTTTTGATAATGACAGTCTGCTTTCCAATCGACGAGGTGGGGTCTTCGTTGACGACTTGCAGGTCAAAGTAAGTGTCCTTCCCGTTCTTAATGTATTCCAACATCATTTTGCGAAAGAGAGACGTGACGTAATAAATCGTCAAGGAGCCAGTGCCTTCCCAGCCAGTTGCTTTATTTTGGGTGCCGCGCTTGTTCAACGTCTTAATGCCTTTTTTCGTCTTCTTGGCCTTCGCCTCGATTTTCTTGGCATAAAACATTTCCTCGACTTGACCGTTGATTGTCGCGTATGCGCGGGCCTCTTGTCCAGAGATCGTATCTTTCGCGTGCAAAAACTTCATGCCATCTCACCTCTCCTACCTTACTTTGACATCAAAATAAAACTTCTCGGGCGAGTCTACTGGATGGACATAAGCGCCGACATATACCGCATCAGCTTCTTCACCAGGAAAGACGACCACATCTTTCTGCGAATCGAAGTTTTGAATCGCTCTGATTCCTTGCAGATTTACCATATATGTGTTGCACTCATTCCGATACAAATTACGCCCGTCATCATCGTTGTCGCCCCGGCCAATGTAAAAAGTTTCAAAGATACGTTTGAAATCATTCGCGATCCCGTCCAACACACGCATGACACGGTTTTTGGAGAAGTGCCGACGCTTTTCTGGAGTGTAGCTGGTGAACGTGTTGATATCCGTTTCGACGACAGCTCGTCCGTTGTTTTGCGTAAAGAGAAATTCTCCGCTTTTGATGGCAGCCTCAATTTGCGAGTTGGAATAGCGAGGCACAGCATCGACTGCATCATCATAGGCTTGGTAGGTCAGCGACTGATTCATCTGTGCCCCTGCTGTTGCTCCGGCCACCCAAGCAGTTGCTTGTGCTGCAGAGAGCGTCGTGCCGTTCGAGAGCAATACGCCGTTTTTCACGCTGATCACGCCCTCATAATCGGCTAATGGATAGTTCGCGACAACTGTTTGAATCATTTTCCCTTCCTCGTCGCGAAGCCGCTTCGTGAATGAAACGTATACACTCTTGAGTGTTGCATCGTCAGAAACGAGAGCCATTGTCTGAAAATCAAACAGTTCGATCGCAGCCAAGTAGTCAGTATGGTCAGCGTTGGTTACTGCACCGTTATTACCTCCAGTTAACGCCGTGCCTGCGGTCGCTGTAAGCGAACCCGAGCCAAAGGTAACCCAATTGTTGGATGACAGCCCCGAGGCGTCTGTTGCGGTCTGGAAATCGACTTCACGACCACCTACGAGCGTTTTCACGTCAAACAGCGTGTCATCATCGATATTTTGCTGAATAACCAAAGTGATATCGTTACCACGCACACCGCCGTACTTGGCAGTTACAGAAAGGGTTCCGATGGTTGCGGATGCCTTAGTACCTTCATTCAGTCGATACAGCAAGAGCGTCTTAGCCCGTTTCAAAGCCTCACGAACCAGCAACATCTCGGCATCAGTGATATCGTAGCCAAGCGCGTCTTTGATGTCAGCTCCCGCCTCTACCTGAATCACCGTTTTGGCTGGTCCCCAACTGAGGGGCAAAGCCATCGTCGCGATACCACGATCGCCTACGGTTCCCAATGGTTGCGGGTCGCTACTTACCTTAACGTACACGCCTGGCCGCACTTTGTTTTGAGTTGTCCATGTTCCACCACTCAATTATTTCGCCTCCTTTTTCAGAAAGTCTCTTACCATCTTTTTAGCTGCTGCAACTGAGTACCTCTCCCTATCCTGCAGCACCGCGTTGACCACATCTTTCTCTTGTGCAGTAAATTGCTTCGATGATAAAAATTGCTGTTTTGTAAAGGTCGGAGCCATTTGTTCCTCTGCTTTTTCAGTCATATCGGATATGTCCCTCCATTTCCAAACGTTGCATCTTAGCTGCAGTAGCCTTCTGTCGTATGAGATGCATGTTGTAGCTCAAGAAAAAATGCAGAACATCGTCCACGACCTCATGTTTCATTTCATGGCCCCGATACAGGATGCCGCTCCACTCCACATACTCCAGTTGTTCATAGAGCTGTTCTGCCACGCGCTGGCACTCTGTTTTCTTTTCCAAGCTGTCCGAGGGAAAATAGTGCACATCGAACATCAGCGTACGCCGGTATCGTCGGTCAACTTCTTTCGTTTGCCCGCCACTGATTTGGAGTACAAAAAAACAAGGCTCCTGAAAGCCTTGTTCTACTCGTTCATCGTATACCGGAAATTCTGGATCGCGGGCGACCAGACGTGATATGATTGCATTTTTGACTTGTTCCACACCATTACCCTCCCAGATGCCTGTCCATGAACTGCTGTAGCTTACGATTCAGGATTGCGGGCATTTCCCTTTCTAGTTCCACCTCGGAGATCGTCAACATAAAGCGGCCTTCCACCCATCCGGTATGATTACGGGTGCGATGCCCGAACTCCACATACATGGCGTATTCGACCGGATTGATGATCTCGACGAGGAAGTTATCGCCGACGCGTTGGGTGGCGCCGATTGTCCAGCCTCGTCGCAAGTCACCTGTGTCTACTGGTGTGCGGGCGATCGTTTTAGCCAGCAAGCGCGCTGCCAACTCTCGGATACATTCCTCGACAAAGGCATCAAAGTTCTGTCCCATTTGCTCGAGTTTTTTTTGAAACTCCTTCAGCTCTCCGAACTCAAAATTGCCCATTCGATTCATGAGCGCGCAACTCGCTTCAACTTGATCTCCTGATGGGTCGGATACCGAAAGGGATCGCCAGCCGATTCAAACTCATAGTCCATGCTATCCTGGATGACACGGATACGACTACCGGCTTTTATTGTGATGTCAGGCGAGATGAATAGCTTAGTGTCATAATCAATCCGATTGCTCGTGTCGGTTGATTGAGCGGCTGCCAGCGTCACTTGTGAAAGCGCGCAGGGCTGATCTTGAAGAACCACGACCTGTTTCTGCTTGGTTACCTTCGTCGCGGGGTCTTTTACCTGTTGAAACTCGGTAACGGTGCAGAGACCGTCGTATGTTGCCTCTAAAGCGAGGCGCTCCATAACAAGGTTGCCGAATGGCATACTACCACCTCAGCTTTCGGAATGCGTTAAGCTGTGCCGTGTAGTTTTGGACGAACACCGCTCCGGGCCCCGCCTTCACGCTCGCTTTTGCGGCGCCGAATGTCGTCGTCACGTCTCCGCGCTTTACGCTCTGGACTACCTGAGCTTGCGGAAATTCTTCGGAATACTTGCTCCGGTAGTAATCCTCCGCCATTTGCAGAACTAAGTTTTCTAGCGCGGCCGGCACTTCCGTAAGGTTGCAATAGCTCTTGATTGCATCGGTAACAAAGCCCAACGCGAATGAGAGCCGACCATCTTTGCTGGTATCGTCAACTAGGATACCGAGCAGAGACTTCAGCTTAATCAGGTACGTTTCCATCTGGTGCCTCCTCGCGAATGACGCCTGCCGCAAGCAGTTCATCCCGATCTTCAGGCTTTATTTCAGCCTGCTCGCCAGCGCGGTATCGTTTGCCGTTATACTTCACGTTTGCTGTCCAGCGAACCGCTACGGATTCCTGAGCCTTTACTCTTGCCACAGTAAGCTACACTCCTTTCAGGAAAATAGAGAGGGGAGAAATCCGCTCTCTACGCCACTTTCGCGATAAAGATCGTATCGATCGTCTCGAAGGATGGTAGGCAGATTTGAGAAACGATCGTTTCAACATTGACCGGATGCGGCTCTTTAACAGTTGTGATTGCCACGCCTGTATTGACCACCTGGACTTCCGCGGACGTTCCGCCACTCATCAGATCAGCCTCTTCTGGTGTTGTGCCGTAGTACAGGTTTCCAAGGTTACCTTCAGGGATGAGTGTGAAGTAGTCGTCTGGATAGAAATTTTGAGCTGCTCCGCCAACTTCAAGCGCAAACTTTTTGTTGTACACCGCCGCGGAAACGCCAAGCTTAGCCGCGAGGTATTGCTGCAACATGGAGTCAGTGAGGATGATGTTTTGACCACCAGCTGGATTCATGTCCAGTCGAATCGTTTTGTTTGTCAACAGGTAATTCCATGTTTTGCGTGTGCAAATTGCACGAGTTGGACGTACTCCGGTGTCATCCTCGACTTTATCTTGCCATGTGCGGATATCATCAACTGGATTGCTGTTTGGGTCGCTCCATTGATCGGTTGATGTCAGCGTTTCTTTGTGTTCGGCTGGCAGCTTGTAGTCATAGTCGTAGTTCAAACGATTGGCAGCAATCGAGATTTTACCTGTAGACAACAGCTGCATAATCATTCGCTCGGAGATAACACGAGCGCCGTTTACCAGGTTGGTTGCGTCATCGTAGATACGATTAATAACGGGCATCAGATATTGCGAGTTAGTGGAGGACATCAAGCGAAGCAGTTCTTGACGTTCTTTCTCACCAACACGCATAGCTTCGCGGAAGAATGGCATTTCTGTGTCGATTTTGTTCATTTGCACGCGGTCACGCAGCGTTGCCTTTGCATCGAACTCGGATGGTTTCAAAGATACAGGCAGGCCGTTAAATCCTTTAATCCAGCTCAGATCAAGACCTAGCTGTTTGCGTGCCGGGAAAAGCGTTTCGCCGAGATACGGAATCTTGTTTGATCCGTTTTCTTCGTAGTACGTGGCAATATTGCGCGCATTGATAAGATCAAAAATTGTAGGCATTTATATTCTCTCCTTTGCTTACTTAATAAACGTGATCTGTTTGAGTGCTGTCACAGCATCCGTTACAGGTGCTTCTGGCAGTTTGCTTGTTGCGATAAAACCATGGATAACGGCTGCACCAGGAGCCGGGCCATACGTTACGTCTGTATCGTTTAACAGCACGCCTTCTGCGCCGACACCGTTTGTTTTTACCGCCTTTTTCGTGTCGTCTCCCAAGAATCCGCCGCCGATGATTGTTCCGGCAGGCACGATCTTTTTGCCATCCAGGCCAGCGGAAACGCCTGAATCATCAACCGTTACCGCAATTGCGACATAATGGTCAGGGAATTTGAGGATTTGTTTCGGTGATCCATAGCTTGTTTCTACAAATTTGCTCATTGTCTTTTACCTCCGTTTTACTTGAAATAGTTTGCTTGGGCTTCTTGCATCGCTGCGCCAGCCTGTTTGTTTTGTTCAGCTAACTGCTTGCCAATGTTCGGCTGTTTTCCTTCGCCGCCTGCACCCATACCGTCCACTGGATTCATGCCCCGGAATTGGAACCCTTCTTCCTTCTTCTCAGGCACAAACAAAAAAGCCTTGCTCTCTTGCAAGGCTTTGATTTGATCGTCGAAACCAGCTTTTACGTTGCCTGTTTCGTCCAATTCGATTTTGGTTTTGTCCAGCAGACCAGCCACAAGGTCAGGATCGTGAACCTTTCCATTCAATGCGAGTTTCAGCGCCGTGGTGGTACGCAGTTCTTTTAACTCGGCTTGGTACTTGTCAGCGGCTTGTTTGTTCGCATCTTCCAACTCTTTGATCTTTGCTTGCAAGGCTTCGTTACCTTCTGCCGACTTTTTCAAGTCAGCCAGTTGCTGATCCCGCTCTTTCAGGGTGGATTCCAGCGACTTTTTCGCATCGTTAACCTCTTTAAAGCGATGCTCAGGCACGTAACCTTTGTAATTGCCCTCAACCCCTTCTGTGATTTGTTTGATTTGCTCATCGGTTAATTGCATTCCCTTGAGCAGTTCTTTCAACCAATCCATATATGACCATCCTTTCATCTTCGCTTGTTAACCCGGTCGCGTCCGGTGATGTCCTGTTCTTTTACGCCGACAGTACCGAAACGGCGGAATTTCAAGTAAACAAAAAGCACCCTCGTTATTTCTGAGAGTGCTTTGCTCATTTATTTGATTGCCCTTTTTCAAATTCAGTCTGCGCCTTTTCAAATGGCTCATTGACCTGTCGGATATAATCGGCTACGCGTTCCTCGGATGATTTGCTGTAATCTAACCGGATTGGCGCATCATCGATCAAACCGATCTTTTCCTTTTGATGCCTCGAACTCTTCGCCATACTCCCACCCCAGTTCTTTTACGATTTCCAGCAACACGAGATAATCAAAGTATTCATCTCGTAAACTTGAGGACATTGTAGCATACTTCTTATCCTTTTGTAATCGAGTGTCGACCGTTTGGGCTGCTCTCGCCATCACCTCGTTGAACATGACCAGGTCTACCACGTTGCCAAGAGTGGATACATGACTCAATCCGCCATCGTGGCCCGTCGCGACAATATGAGCAAGGGAAGGGTACAGTGCCAGGTTGCGTGCGTCCTTCACATTCACTCGTGTTCCCCGTGGGTGATTATGGGTTAACGTGATGGAATTACGCGGTGCGACAAGCAGCGTTTCATGAATCTCTGGCGTGAACATGACTCGGTTAATTTCCCCGATCGCCCGCCCAATCTCCTGGCCAGCCGCGTCCATTATCACCATGATTTCCTTGGCATCTTTGTGCCCTTGGCGAGCGATGCTCCGGTTTACTTCCGCAATTTTCTCCAATACAGGCTCCGGGGTGTTTGGCATCTCAATGTGGTAACTTGCCTTTGGATTAAATTTCCGGTTAAAACTCTGGCTTGGCGGTTCTTCGACGGCACCGTCCAGATGTTCACCGGCCCATTCTTTGTAGGTCATGTCTCCAGGCACATCGTATGTTTGGCCGTCGTCGCCGCGCGCTGTTCGCTCATTTACATTGCCATCGTAATGCGGGATATCCACCGTTCTGCAGCGGCTGTGAAAAGGCGCGCAGTTAACACCCGGCTGTGCCTCGGATACCTTGAATACAGTTCCATCCATCGTCTTGCATATCGTTGATGTCCTTTTATCCAGTGTGGCCACGTTCTTGAATTCGTCGACACCGAGTTCTGTATACGCTGTGCGGCGGGAATGCCCCGAAAAGAAGGCCGCCTCTGTAAGTACCAGCCTCTCAGCATTGGACCGGGACACTCCCATCCGTACCATGAGCTGCTGAATGAGCTTGTCCGATGGATCACCGCGGATAAATCCTTGAAGCAGCGTCGTTTGAAGTTCGGCCACTAGCTTGGCGCGATCTTTCCAGATTCGTGAGCTGAAGTTTGCTCCGTCTGGCGCCCATGGTGTTGTTAGTACGTTATCGATGAACCGGCTGTCGAGTTTAGCAAATGACGAGCCGAAGCCTGCGCCTTTTTGCAATTCAAAGATCGAGTGATAATAGTTGTCCTTGTAGATTTTGTTTCCGAGCAGGTCGGTGATGCCTTTCTGCTTGGAAGCAGCCAACATCTCAACCTGCTGCCTCATCTGCACTTGTAATGCTTCCAAACGACTTACGCGCGCTTTGATGCTGGCATTCTCCAACTCTTTCATCCAGCGTTGATCAATGGCGTTCTCTCGACCCTTTTGGATATAATCCTCGACGCTCCACTTGAACTCTTTCAGTTCACCGGCTTTCAACATTTGCCGAGCTTCTGCGAGACTCACTGAATTGTTGGTTGCAAAACGCTGATAAAAGACGTTGATGTCTCGCTGGATCGAGGCCATTGCCTTGGCGTATTCCTCGTTCATTTTCTTGATGTAGTCGCCGCCTTTAGCAAGCTGCGCCTCATTGAGCGTTTCCATCCTCCTCGCCCAATAATCCTCGGATTTCATTCGTCATCTCCTCCCGTATCATTGGCGTCACCAGCCAAAAAGCCGATAACGCCAATTCCTTCACCAATAGTTGGTTCGATGGAAGAGATCAGTGCAGCCAAAGCCTGCATGTCATCGTTGTTAATCTTTTCGCCTTTATGCAACGTAGCGGTATGAGATAGGCACAGTTGCTCGATCAAGTAATTAATCCTGCGGGACGCCTCCTTGGTCAGCATTTGAATTGCCTCCTCTCAGACCCCCATAGTGATTAACCTGTTCAAGCGCATCATCCTTCTGCTTTCTCAGTCGTTCCATTTCGTCCTTGGCGTCGGTTACCCATGGATGATTGGAAACGATCGTCTCGTCTGAGATAATGCCTACACTATTCTTCGCATTGGAGATGGAGTCCGTCTCATTGATCAGAATGTCGCGGTTAAAGATGAAGTCAACTTGTTCTCCGCTGTAATCAACCTTGGTTGTGTTGTACAAATGCACATCAATAAACCAGCGCAATTGTTCCAATGATGCCTGAAACTCTGTCTCCATCATGTTTGCATCCATGTCAAGGTCAGCGTAGAGGAATTTAAGTGCCACGCCTGACTTATCGCCACCGAAGTTATCGGACTGCGTATCTACGCCGCGCCCAAACTCATAAATATCTTTCCGCGACATGTCCATGTGGTTTTTCAAGGCTTCGGTGTTGATTTCGATGCCTACGGATTTCAAGTCCCCGTCATCCGATACAAATACAGTCCGATACGTGGAAATGTTTTTGCGGAAGTCAGATGCGCTCGTACCGTCATAGTTTTTGACAACATAGAGGCTGTTCGGCAAGTCCTCCAGGTTATTGCTGTTGTCGCTCTTGTTGCGGTCGTAGTCGTCTACAAGCGATTTAATCAACTCAATCAGCGGCTGCTCTTCTTCGTTGTACTTGAATGGAATAAACGGAATGACTGACCAGTTAAGCGGTGTTTCTACGCCGTTTGAAACAACAGTAAAATGCGATCCAACGTCTCCTGCTTCCACGTCAGCAGTAAGACCTATGCCATTGTATGTGTACCGTCTTACGCCTTGCGTGTCCCACCACTCCGCTTTGGTTACGACATTTCGTTTCGTGCCCTCGTAAACAACCACATCATACACGCGGATAATCGCATCCAAGACCGTATGAGCATCGTCTCGCCAGAGTGGTATGATTTCCTCGCTTCGCATCTTCTTGAAGCTCAGTGCGCCTTTTTCGTCGTAGTAGACATGCAACCATGCGATACCTTTGTTGATTGCCTCTTTTCCGATGGACTGTAGCCTACGCATCATAGCCTTGTCGAAGAAACTGCCGAGAACTTCTACGTATTCCTCGGCATCCGCTTGTATGCTCAGCGGTTTGCCGAGCAGATAGCCCACCTTTTGATCGACCAGTTTGCGTGCAAAGGCGTTGGCTAGTCGGTTATTCGCAAGGTTTGGTACTGGCTCTAACGCGCCACTAGCACCAACGGCTTTTCGTTCGCGTTGCAGGATGTCCGTTTTGTTCTTGTAGTAGTTCTCGCCTGTGACCATCCACTTTCGCTTCTTGGATGCTCGCCACTCGCTGATTTCTTCGTTGATGATCTGCTCGATGCTCATTTCCGACATTTTGCCACGCAATATGATGCTGTCGATATGCTCTTGTTGGTTAGAGTCGAAAATATTCAAATCGAGAAACATGTCCTTACCTCCTTTCTTCCGGGAACCAAACAGAGCCGCCTTTCAGGTCTGACACTTCGTAATCATCGAGCGCATACCAAATAGCCGACAGCGTGTGTGGGTCGATCGTAAACTCGTCTTCGATGATCTCCCCTTGCTTATCGACTGCGAAAGTGAGCTCCTTCAACTCTTCGATGGCGTTTGGGCACCGATCAGAGCAGATGATTTTCTTGAAGCGTTTGATCTTCTTGGTATACTGCGCTCGAGAGCCTTGAAACTTCTTAGCCGGACGCATGTTGAACCCCTTTTGCCTAAAGAATTGTATCGTCTTTGGCTCGGCACTGTCTGCTTTGATCAGTTCCCCGGACTGCCGAAATTCGTCGATTTCCTCTGCTGTCCGGTCATCCGTCATCTTGTTTTTGTAGTATTCCCAGTAGATGTACAGGATTTTTTCGTTATGATCGACAGCCAGACGTAACAATGCGTTGTAGGATGTCTGAAATCCAAAGTCCATCCCGTTCCGCATGATCGGCTTTCTGATGGCTCGTATGGCAGCCATAACAGCCTCGTGTGTCTGCGTTTGGAACTGAGGGAATACAACTACCCCGTTTACTCCGAATTGGCCTTTTCGGGCTACTCTGTGCAAATCAGGATCATGTATCTTCAACTCGTCCAGTTGCTCAATGTAACTCGGCGGCAGGAACAAGTTGTCATCAGCCGTCGAATGGTGATAGTACGTGTTTTTCACCACAGTGATTCGATCACGGTACAAATCAGCATCATCCAGAACATGATGTTTCTTTTTGCTGTCCTTGAAAAAGTATTTGTAGCACCAATTTGATGTGCTGACAGGATTGGTCGACAAGATCATGTGCAGCGGAAGTGTCGGGTGCCGCAAACGCCCTGTAAGTTCCTTGAATCCCTCATACTTCACTTCAGAGCATTCCTCCACCCACACGATGGAGACATTGTTGATTGACTTGAGCTTTGCAGGCTTGTCCATACCCTTGAAAATGATCTTGCTGCCATTCGGAAACCTGATCTGCATGGGAGACGTGATGCATTTGATCGTCCCATCTAGCCCCAAGTCGGTCACGATCTCTTCAAGCAGCGAGTAGGTAGAATCGCGATGGGTATCGTAAACCTCACGCACTACCAACGCGGTGCGTTTATCGTCCAGTAGCTTCAGGATGAGCTTCAGAGCGACGTGGTAACTCTTCGACGATCCATAGCCACCAACCAGGAAATAAAACTTATGTTGCCAGTCGAAAAGGAAGTCCTCGAAATGCGGGTTTACTTCTTTTTCGATCATTTGGCATCATCCTTTCGCTTGATGAGGATCTCGATTGGCTTGTCGGTTTCTGCGGTTGCTTTTTGCTCAAGCAATTTGACCTCGCCCTTCAGCTTTTCTATTCGCAGGCGTTGCTCTTCGGTCGCCAGACCCTTGTTGCACATGTCCTCGTATTGGCGAATGAGCGACTGCAACGTCGCCATGGCGCGGGACTGTGCCTGGAGGAAGGTCGCCTGCTTGTCCCAGGCGTGCTGGTATTCCCACTCTTGTTCAAACGATGTTTCGCCTTCCTTTTGCTTTTTTAGCACTCGCGTCTCGTCTTGCTGATCGCGGACAAACATGATCTGCTGCGCCCGGATGATCGCTGTGTACTGGATCACAATGTTGTCCCAGAGCATGTCCAGCGGTGACCTGGTTTCAATCTGCTCCATGATCTCCAGCGTCTCTTCCGGAAAGAACTTACGAAAAAAGCCGTGGGTGACGGCGTTGGAATTGCCCTTCGGCGCTCCTCCGTCGTTTCCTACGGCGTTTTGATTACCCTTGGGAGCTCCATGCCCCACTGCGTTCTTATTGCCTCGCGGCGGCCCTGCTCGGCTCCGTTTGGATGCATCCCGAGCCTGAGAAGATGCATCTTTTGCGTCTGCGGATGCGTCCTTCGTCCATCCTTGCCGCTGTTTTCGACTTTTCATGGTCGGGTACTTGATTCCGTGCTTGTCAGCTAGGTCGGACAAAGAAATGTCTGTCGTCTCGTACTCCCGTTTGATATCGTCCCAGTCGGTTGACACTACATCATCACCACCACCATTGTTTGAGTTGTTTTGCAAAAGAAAAAGCACCTCATAGGGTGCCTACTTTATCGTAATAAACCGTGGGTATCGTTTGCAGTCCTTGTGTAATGAAGACATAAATAACTGCAAACATAAAAATAAAAAACACAAAGTTGAAAAGCTGTCCTCTTAACTTGATGACCCAAGCTATCATAAAAAATACAATTATAGGCAGGAAAATCCACAAACCTAATACTTCAAGTAATGCAATGGCCCCTGCTTCAGATATTTTTTGAATTTGATCCAAATTTAACTCCCTCCCTGCTACTTGATTCAACAGAAAGGACTATTATCCTACAACTTTCGACCGACATTTTCCGACATTTGAAAGGATTTAACGCAAGTGTTATCAAACCTTTTATTCTGAAGGAGGTGATACATATGCCAAGAACTGGTGAGAAACCCGGAAAAGGTACTTACATCTGCAAAAGTTGTGGTCAATCAGTTAGTCTTGATGATAACACAGATACACTGCCTCCTTGCCCTAAGTGCACCGGAACAGAGTATCGCTAAACCTTAGTTACAAATTCTTGGATTGCTGATTCTTCGTAACCGAACAGCTTTCCGAGTATCCAATGGTCAAACACAGAAGAAGGAGTCTGCGGGATGTTTTTTATGACGTCGAGAATATGCGGATACTTATATATCCACAATGCAACCCAACCTTCTGCTAAAGGCTCGGTATACACTTGCAATTCTTGATTAGTCACAAAATTGATGACACCTTCACGAAATCTTTCTTGAATTGGCATCATAGCCGCAGGCTTCCCTCTTTGTACCATGAAGCAATATGCTGTGATTTCCCCTTTGATAAAATCCATAAAAATCAGCCTTCTTCCTATGAACACTCAGACACGAAACGGTTCGTTTAAGTTAAAGCACCACCACCATCCAATCTGGTAGGTGTCCTCATCATAAACAGGGTACAAAAGATGCTTTTTCTTACATCCTTTGCAGTAAACGAAGACTGCAGTCTCAATCGGTGGTTTGTTCTCTGGTACATATGTTATGTAATCGTCACTGATTGGTCTTTTTAACTGTATGACCTTATTCACTTTTTGACCCCTTTCTGATTGGAGGCGAGAAACGATGAGCGTTATAGAAACAATTAGAACCTGCGGTGCTCGTAGAGAAATGGTCTTCATTATTTACGATGGTGAGCAAAGGCTTGTTGAGCCTTATTCTTTCCGTGATACTCGTTTTTTTGGGTGGTGTCAGATGCGCAACGAGATCCGTAGTTTTACCATTTCAAAAATTTCTTCCGCAAGACCTTCAGGACAATTATATACACCAAGGTTTTCTGTTGAGTTCTAGTCTTCTCTATGCATCCGTTCAAGACGGATGCTTTTCTTATAAAAATCCGCCCAGTTTCCCGGGCGGTAGGAGGGGTTCGCGAAAGAAAAAGTCCTTTCGTATATAGCGGGCTTTCGTATGACAAAAAACGACCGTTTCAGCTAATCCACTTTGCGAACAGGTAGATTCCCCCTAACATAGCAGCAGCATTAAAAATGCCTCTCAAAAATCTGGGCACGAATGTATGTATGATTATCAAGACAACAAGCAAAATGATTGAAAAAACAGCTAACTGTATGGCCCCTGTCGTTAACCAAGGTTCATTTACCCTTAAATCCAAACCCATTACCTCACTCCCCCTGTACATACGAAAAATTCTCCTTTCCTCATTCCCTTTGACCGTAAAAAATAAACAGCCTATCCAACGAAGAATAGACTGTTTGTAACTCGTTCTGAAATTTTGGTCTGTGCCCGAGTGACGAGTGTCTGCACGCTGCTCTTTGTGATATTCAGCAGGCGAGCTGTGTCCTCGAACGAGAAGCCTTCGCCATGCGTTAACACATAGCACTCGCGCTCCCGCTCTGTGAGGCTGGACAAAGCATCTTCTAGTTGAAACCTCTGCCACTCGGTCAGGTTACACGGGCTCCCCGCGGTGCCCCGGGAGACGAATGCCTGCATACGTACCGGGTCCATCAGCTTTTCTCGCTCGTACGCTGCTCGCCGCTCAATGCCTCTTCTGTTCCCCGGCCGCCGACCTGTCTCCAACCACTCGATGATCCATTCCACTTCCCCGCGCATTTCGCCAATTATCTGCCGCTCGGCCATAGCTCCCTCGTTTCCGGCTTCCGTCGCCTTCCTGAGTGCCTCATATGCGGCGTTCAAGCCTTTCCGTGTCTGTTTATACCCCATCAGCAAATCGTGCATGAGAACCCCTCCCCAGTGCGTTTATTTGCGAGCTTTGTTTCTGTCTTTCAGGAACTGACGTTTGCCTGTGTCTCCCATCAGCTTCTTGATTTGATCGATGGTCATTACCTCTGTTGTCCTGGCCGGTGCTGCCCGCCGCTTATACCGCTCTATGGCTCCGCCCAGATGCTTCGCGAAACTAATCGGCTCATTCCGGCGCTTCCGTTTCTCTTTCATGATTTCGTATATCTTTGCCATGGCTTGTCCTCCTTTGGGCAAAATAAAAAGGGCGCCAGAACACACCCGTATTGGGTGAACATTCTGACGCCCTCTGCTTTTCAGTCAGGCTCTTTATTTGGCTTTGCGGTATCGTTTGCGTTTGGTCTCTTCGGTATCTAGTAGCTTGTCATCCTGGGTGATGATCGTGAACCTGTGGTGAGCTTCGAGTTTACAACTCTCTACGACATTGCCGTCCTCGATTATGACGACCCTGACGCCCTTCTCTAAGGGATATTTTACCACAAACTCTTCTTTTTCAACAGCGCTCATCTTCTGTTCCCCCTGTCCGTTTGCTCGTGGTATAATTGTTTTGACGAACGCATATTCGGGCTCCCGGTTGGGGGCTATTTTTTTGTTTCCAGCCAATGTAAACTAGACACAAGAACTGTTACATTGGCTGGAGGTAACGCAATGTCTGATAGCTTGCTGGAGCAATTAGAACGAAAAAATAAGGTTTTAGCACATGCTCGACAATTGATTGAGAACGTTGAAACCTATTGTGATCGCGATGAAGACTTGTCTACTGATGTGCTCCGAGAAATGATACACGGTATCAAAAATGTAATCGCAATGGAGTTGGACTAGCTCTAACGAAAGGATCGATCAAGCATGTCCGATAAAAAAGATGTTCCTGCTCTTATCAAGAAGAAAACCTGGTCACTCGCAATAAACTGTAAAAAAGGGGGAACGATCGTGTCCAATCCAATACGCAATATGTTTGATGCTCTATCAGATCTGGTTGCCGAGTTGCACGAAAAGGACGAACAAGGTGTACAACTGACTGAAGCTGATATCCGCTTGCAGATAGTCACTCGAAAGAGTGGCTTTTTCTTTTGTTAAATTGCAACGCCTTTCAACTTTAGGAACGCCATGCTAACCGCATGTGGCGCTGTGTCTCCTGCTTGATAACATGGACAGTCCAGTGCCTCGAAACGTCTTGCGCAACCAACATAGCCGTCCATATAAATGTCGTGATCGAGTAAAATATCTTGGCTCCGTGCTTCCTCCACCAGCACGCCCATGCTGCCCCATTTGGTTGAGAACTCAGGCACCCAACCATTTTTTTCTGTGGCCCAGTCGTTGAAATCCTCATCAAGATACGGCTTCCACCCCAACGCTTCAGCAACTTTCACATCAAGCTCACGTCCTGCCTCCATTACTCTCCCACCTCCAGGAGTTCTGGCGATTCGTAGATATTGCCGATGACTTCACAACAGCGCTCCAATGAGTCAGACACCAGTTCCTGAAAATGTTTTCCTCTTGCCATAAAGCGTGCAGTTTCGGAGTCCCATTCAACGGTGTAGCGATATGACAGCCCGCTTGTTTCGGACGTTTTTCCCAGGATGTCCCCCTCGTAAATCTCACGGTCGTTCTTGTCGCGGAGTCCGGTGAATTGTCCGACAGATGCTGGATCGACTTCATATTTCTCGATGGAGCAATCGCGCATATCAATTTTGCCTGTCAAAATGTAATGAATTTGCAACACCGGAATGATCCAGATGTAGCCATACACCCACTCTCCGTTGTCTTTGCGTTTCCCCCGAAACTTGATCTCGCGTTTTTGCATCCCGTTCCCTCCTCAATCATCTTCGCCAAAAAATGCTTCCAACTTGGTATTCATCACCATCTGAACCTTACGCCTGCTGGCGAAGTCCATCCTCGCATAGTCAACATCGAATGAGTATCCGCTGTAGATGATTTGATTTGCGACAGGCAGGATAGTCACCTTGTCCACCATGATCACCGCAACGCTGTCCGTGTCTTCGATCAGGAAGCGTTGGCCTTCATTCAGGCTTACCTCTACTTCGGTCATGCTGTTTCTTCCTGTCTGAGTCTCTCCACCATCGCAACATAGCGATCGAAGTGTTTCTCGATCAGCCCCTTGGCGTATTTTACGGCTCGTTTGTAACGAGTATCGCGAGCGATCCTTGCTCCTGAAACAACATCAGAGACTGTCCAGCGGCCTTCATAGTGAGCAATAAAGAACTCATATCCTTTATACTGGAAGGCTGGCTCCGCAATGATCGTTTTCCAAGTCGGATCATTACCTTCGTTCACGCGAATCTTGTACTCGCGCGGATTCCTGAGTTTCCTGATCGGCTGCTTCTTTTCCTTCCGCGGCTTGCGGTTGCCACGCTTCCTTTTCGACTTATCTTTGTGGTTGAGTTCAAAATACTGGCGATATTTCTCCATATCAATGCCTGTCCAAGCCTGCAACTCCTTCCGGCACTGATCAAAGAACTTTTTATGCTCATCCTTGAGACTCATGCTACTCCGATTGCAGCCTTGGTCGTACCACCAAGGCTGCCACTCTGTAATGTATTTCTTGGTTATATAGTCACTAATCGTTTTGTCGACGCACCGGAAGTGGACTGGCTTCAGCTTTGTAAAGTCACCGCTATTGATCTGACGAGCAACGATTTTCAGAATCTTGTCCCGCTGGCGCTTTTTCACTGTCTTCCCTCCATAGATACAAAAGTAATGGTTTGTAAAAAGACTACTCCGCTCGATGTTCCGCCAGTATTTCTTTCCAGACACTTGAATCAACAATGTTGCCTGTATGCTTATCTGCGGTTTCCTTGCTGATCTTCACGGGAACCTCGTTTTCGTACTCTACTTCTTCATCCGCTGAGTCAATCAGCTTAAAGGCTTTGTCTGCAAGCCACTCTTTCATGAACTCCTCGTCCGCCGCTTGCTCTGGTGTCACCAACCCCTTCAAATCGTTGCATGACACCGTGAATGTTACAGTCCCCTGAACCAATACGCGCTCGACTTTTACTTCTGCCATCTTACATACCCCTTTCGTTTTTCAAATCGATTGTTGTGTCAATTTAAGCGCCAAAGCATGATTCACACTTCCAAGACTCAGTAGACTCCCTACTTGCCAACTCAGTATATTCGGAAAATGTAATCGGTCTGTTATCAATCAGCCCTTCTGTCGTCTTACCGCAAGAACTGCATGTCCCGGTTATGAAATTTGAGTCGTCAAACTCCATTTCCCTGACCGCAGGATCAACCTCCACGGAGACCGCTGGGTAATTTTCTCGCAATAAACGATACTCAAATGGATCCAGATACTGCTCGCCGGGTGGAGCATATTTTTCGTCTGCACTTTCTAAGTCTTCGAGAAAATCAAGTTCGCGCATTGCATTTATCAGTTTCTTGACCACCTGTTCCTCTTGCTCATTATTAACCTTGATCAAAACTTGCATATGTTCTCCGCCTTTCTTTACAAATCGTGTGGTTTGTTAATACGCACCTTCGTGTCCCCTATCTTACATGCAATGCTCTAAGATGGCGTGGTCCATGCAGCGTACACAACATAAGATGTCGAAACTATCGTACTCGTCTTCATCGACTCTCAGTGGGCGGCTGCAATATTGGCACTTAGCTATGGTTCCTGCTTGTGAAAGGTCGTCTCTGAAGTCATCGCACGCTGGTATATCGTCTATGTTTATTGCTTTAGGACCTACATAGTACGGTTCTTGTACTGTTTTAGAAAGTGCCTCTCTATGTGCTGTTCGGACGATCTCATTTCTATGCATCAGACTTCCGTCAGCGCGTTTGTATTCGTATCCCTTTCTAGGTACACCTCTGTAAATAGAGGTTATAGCATCAGCTAAAGACTCGCCTTTTCTCAATTGGCGAATACCTTTGGCTGCTAGTGCTTCTTTTGCCTCTTTGATATTCAATTGGGTTTCCTCCTTATGGATCTCAATTACCGTTGTGTTAAGTCAGCAGCGAATACTCTGAGTGCAGCGTGGCATATAGACTCCTGTGTTGTTACCCCTTCATACTCGCCAATAATCATCCCCTGGCTTGATTCGATGATTTCAACGCTCGTAAATCCTTGTCCGCGATAAATCTGTACATCGAATCCGTCTTTTTTAATTTGTTCAACCACCTGCCACGCATCTGCTATGTTTTGGAGTGGGTTCCAACTACGTTTCGGTCGCAAATGCCCCTCAAAATCAAGCCAGAAAGATGATTGTTTGCTCTTTGTTGACCACCCCATCACCTTCGTTGCCAGCGTTTCAATGATCTGCTGCTCTGTCATATCCCGACCTCCATCACAAGACATCGCTGCCAATGAGCAGCACTGCGCTACCTTCACTTTGAAAGTCCTTGAGTATTTCCAAAATCGGAACCTCTTTCTTGTCTTCTTTTGCCCCGCGACTGAAAGAGACAAGCGCGTAATCCCGATCTACTTCACTAATTTCTTCGTGCAGCGTGCCGTCATCTTCTGCCACATGCTCCGTGTACACCTTGATCGCCTGGTCTTTATCTGGCGCTTTAATCAGTGCGTAATACGGGCAATGGATTTCGAAGAACTTGACAGGCTTTTTCCACTCGGTGACCTGTTCCTCAAATTTCAGCGCCTTTTGGAACTGATCATACAAATTCTGCTCATGGTCCTTCCCGGCTTTTACCTTTTCCACGAACTCATGTGCGATATAAGCGAAATTCTTCATCGCCTGGACAAGCTTCTGCTCGTTGTAGATTTGAAAGTATTTGCCGCCAAAGCTTACTTTTCCGCTGTCAGTATCGATCCAAAGGAACACATCGCCCGCGCTGTCTTCAACGATTTGCTGATCCTTGAAAACGGGATGCTCCTTGAAAGTCAGGTTAAAGGCTGTGTGCTTTGTTTCAAATTGTCCCATCGTTCTTTCCTCCCTCGTCTCTTTTCTCAATCTTGTGGCAATCGTACTTCGCCCAGTGAACTGGATTTCCGTTATCGTCGTACCACTTCACATAAACCGACTCTTCCGTCATGGAGATGTCCTCCACCTCGCCGTTGACCAGGTGTTTCCACTTGCTGCGATGGCTGTTGATGTGTTTTACTCGGTCACCGCGCTTCAAGCCGTTCTTTGCATGCATCGGCCACATGAGATATTGCACTTCCTTCCCTAACTATTTTGTTAAACAGCCCTTTTACCGACCTTGTAGACCTGCATCAAATTATGGTGCAATGGAACCTTTAGAACGTCGTCGTAGAACTCACCTTTCCCAGTGATGAAGCCATAAGGTACCTTGCATTTACCGCGCCCAAACTCGCGCCAAGCAGATTCGGCGGAGTATTCCCCATAAGTATCAAGCCAGTATTTTTGCTCCTTCTTAGGCAATTCGGAGAAAGTGCAGTACAGCGCATCAGTGTTCTCTATATCGCAAATGCGTTTCCAGCCTGGGTTATTATTGCACCAATCCAACGCATGCTGCTTCGCTTGTTCAAACGAATAAGTTTCCATGATCTTTTCCTCCCTACACAAAGAGTTAAATTGCCTGATCGTCAATCTGCTTTATACCCCAAATGATCGGGAGCACCTGGACCGGATTTACTGCGTTCCCTAAAGACTTCAACCGCGCCTCCCGGACCTTTCCTTTCATGCCGGTTATCACCCGGGATGGCTCCCAATCGTACTGATCTAATCCCATTGCGGCTGGCCATCTAAATCTGTCCAACCAATCGGAAAGCCCATCAAGGTTTCCACCCATTCTGGATTCAGTTGCCCTTGGTGTCCTTCTCTCATTACTGCGCCTGGAACCGTGTCCCGATCCATCTGTGAAGGTGGCAAGGCTGAATTCTTCCCGTCCTGTGCTGCTGGAGTTGGCCAATGTTTTACCGCTCCCGGTAATCCGTTCCGTTCGTTCGTTACGTCGAAGTTCCCACGTTTCTCCGCATCGTTCGCCCTGGGTGTTGGCCACATCTTGACTGCTGCATGCAAATCCGGGCTTCGACGCGCACGCTCGGATGGACAATCTCCCCGAATCGATGCTTTTGGAGTAGGCCACATCCCCTTCTTCCAGTTGGCTATATCGGTTCTGAGTGATCGTCCCTGTCCGCCCCCATGACTCCCCACCGCATCCGCCGCGCTCGGTGTGGCCCACAACGAAGACTCTTTTGCGTTGGTGCGGCGCGTAGACGGCTGCAGCTGGAATAACAAACGCCCTTGCGGTGTAACCCGCTTCGTCCAAGTCAGCAAGCACAGTGTCGAGCCCCAAAGTGACGTGTCCATCAACATTTTCTCCAAGGACCCAAGTGGGCCTGAGTTCTTTGATAAGCCTAAGCATTTCTGGCCAGAGGTGACGGTCGTCTTCTTCGCCAAGGCGTTGCCCGGCATTACTGAAAGGTTGGCAAGGGTATCCTCCGCAAATAATGTCAATTGATCGCTCATCCCCTATGACCCCCTTTTCAATGAGTTGCTGTTTATTGATCGTTCTCACGTCATCAAAGATTGGCACTCCAGGCCAATTCTTTTGTAAAACCTTCTGGCAATACGGCTCGATCTCACAGAACGCTACCGTTTCTATGCCGGCCCAATGAGCTGCTAAATCAATTCCGCCGATGCCAGCGAATAACGACAGCATCCTCATGCGTTTCACCGCCTATTTAACTTAATTGAGCGTTTGTTCCCAGCCTCTACAAGCTGAATCTGTTCACCGCGTCGTCGATCAAGTCTTGCGTGATACCGATGTATCTCAACGTGATCGAAGGATGCGAATGGTTGAAAATCATTTGAAGTGTCGCAATGTCCTTCGTCCGCTGATAGAAGTGGTAGCCAAACGTCTTGCGAAGTGTATGTGTACCGATCTCGCTCAGTCCTATCTTCTTCGCAGCTCCGTTGATGATTTGATAGGCCCTGACTCGCGTAATCGGCAGCGGTCTTTTCGTTGAGGCAAACAGATACTCGTCGCCTTTCTTGCCAATGACGTATTGATCGACCTCGTTCCGCAGATTGTCATTGATCAAGAACCGTTTTCGCTTGCCCGTCTTCTTCTCAACCAAGATGATGTGACTCTTACCTTTCACGTCCGCCACTTTCAAGCGCAGCAGATCAGATATTCGCAATCCTGTGTTTATGCCCATCACGAACAAAAAGTAGTTCCGTTCCGATTGCTGCAACAGTAGTTGTTTCATTTCCTCGATCTTTCCTGGATTACGTATTGGCTCAACGAAATTCATGCGATACCCTCCCTAGTGCGATATGATGTGGAAAAAGGAGTGTGTTTCGTATGGAAAAGTCGTTTTACTATGCGGTTCCATGGTCTGATGTTGGTTATTTGAAAGAAGCATTGCAGGCGATGGAGGTCCCTTTTGTCATAGAGCAACCGTCTCACAAACTACGATTGGCAGATGGAGAAATTGCTTTTGTCTTCCCGGACATGCACGTCCGCGTCTACAACAACGTTCGCGAACTGTTCGGCGGGCATGGGCTGCGTTACCCTACGTAGCCCTTTCCTTTGCGCTTCATGGCCTTTTCAGCCGCAATGCTCATGCCAATAATTTTGGACTTTGGATGCGGCTTCGGCAGTGAGTCCATCCATGCGCGCTCAGCGGGTGTCATGGGCCGCGTTATGCATTCGTTGTTTACGGCCTGTACCGGCTCTGTTCTTTTACGCGCCCGCATATCTGTGCCGTATCTATTAGGCGCTAATCTGCTCATCTTCCACACTCTCCCTCTCTTTATGCGACTCCTTCTTCGAATCGATAGAACCTGATTTCCACCCGCGGGTTATGCTTGTCCACTGAGAAGTCCATGTATCGCGGCAGCAGCCAGTGGTCATTTTCGTACACAATGCCCTCCAGTGCGTCCCAAAGCAGCTTCCCAACGTTCTCGACGTCTCGCTTTCGCCGGGTTGGCCAATAGATCATGACTTCTGCAACCAATTTCTCGTTTGCACTCTTCTGCCAACTTTGCTGTTGAATAGTTGCTATGGCGATTGCTTGCACGTCTCTGACCCAGCGTTGACCGTCTCTTGTGGTGATGCGCCGATTGATGGAGACGTTACGATAGACGTGGTTTATCGTTGGCGGATTGCCTGGTATGACGATGCGGAGCTCTTTTGCTTGTCCCACGCCTTCCCCTCCTCACTCGTATCACCGTTCTGTCGTTGATCTCTTCTCCGCCGAAGGTAATCAAACCAGCATCGCGGTAAAAGAACAGCAGGTCATGTATGATTTCGTCGTCAGAATAGATCAAACCGCGCGTCAGTGTTCCTACAGGCGCTTCTTGGCGCTGGTTGATCCTGCGAAGCAGAGTATTGTCCATCCTCGCGACCTCCCTCTATGCCCCGATATCGCGGCGGTCGATCATTGCTACAAATCCTCGTCTGGTCAGCACATCGTGTATAAACAGCCGCCCCTTTTGCGTCCAACGCGTGTTCATCTTGACGGTCTGCTGACCGTTGGTGTGAACGACATCAACCGTATAAGACTTGGTGTAGCCCTTATCGTGATACTTCCTGTACAACAACCACTGTCCGTTTTGTTTGTACTGAACCCCTTCCTCGTTCAAGATTTGGTTCAGCTTTTGTCCACTCATGCCGTAGTCTTTGGCAATCTGCGTAATTGTCACCGTATCTTTGGACTGCAGAATCTGATCCAGGTAGGTGATCTTCGGCTCGTACTCCGCTACACGCTGCTCTAGGACAAGTGCCTTAGTTTCTGCTGCCATCCGCTTGTCGCGCTCTGCTTTCAGCTTGGAGACGACATCCAGCAGTAGGTCCGGGTTATCTAGCAGCTCATCCTTCGCGTACATGCCATGCTTGCGGATTGCTTTAATTACTTCACGCACCCACCCACGAAATTTACGTGCCGCAGGAGTCTTGGCGAGCATCGCCACTTCGTAAATGCCATCCTCGGTAAAAAGTCGTGTGGTGTAGAGCTTTCCGTCAGTGCCGGACAATTTGTCCTGTACTGAAAAATCGGCTTCCTCCAGGTATTCATTTCGCTGAATGATTTTGTCGACTCCAGAACGATCAGAGTATCCGAGCGCTCCAGCTAATTGCGCAATGGTCATAAAGACATCGCCCTGATCGTTTTGCCAAAAATCGCAATTAACGAGACCAAATGGTTCTGATTTTGCGAGAGTGAGGTTAAATGCCGATCGTACTTGCATCCGTATCCCTCCTGTTCTACCTGCTTGCTGTCCTTGACTTTCTCATGCGTTCGAGCCTTGCCATCAACTCGGGATCGTCTTGCAGTAGCCTTCCTTTGCTCGGTTGGATAGCCCCGTCCTGCTCCTGCTTCATTTGCCACTGAACACTCTCTGGCAGCTTGTCCACCATTGGTACGACGTTGTTCCGCCTTTGTCTTGGCTGAAGTTGGCTGCGAGCAGGCATAGGTTGTGCATCTTTACCATTCCCGATCGCTTTGTCTCGTTCAAGCTTTTTCCAAGCGAACGTCAGGCAGTAGTTGATTGAAGTGATTTTGTCACTTGGATAACGGGGCTGATACTGATCGAATGCTTCGTCTATGGCAGCTAGGAGCATGTCCACTGTTCCTCCACTGAGAAGAAACGAATGGATATTTTTTGGTTCGTCCCCTTTCAGGTAATACATGCGACCTGTTTTGGTGATCATCTTTTCTTCTGCTCGTTTGAACGCCAGCTCCATTTCATTCAGTTCCAACTCTTCTTCCAGAACAGTGTCATTGATGCCGATCCCGTTATGTATCTCGTTCGTAGAAGAAGATATTTTAATAGATTTATTTAAAAGACTTTCTTTAGACCCCTCTTCGTCCTTAGAGCCGCAAGGGTTTGAAGAGTTATCCCCATCATATTTTTTATTGTCGCCTGTCATATTTTTTATTGATCCTGACAATGATTCGTTGTTCTGATCAATGTTTTGTAATAACGTCGACAATAAAACGTTGGTGACTTCAATGTTTTGTAAGCTGCTATTAACCAGCTTTTTCATGTGCTCCGACGAAGTTTTTTTCTTGCGTGCGATCGTCCAGTCGTCAAAATGTTTGTTCAGCATGATGATTCGGTACTCAGGAAACCACCTTATCACTTGGTTCCTTTCCAGATATTGCAGCTCTTCGCTCACTACGTTTCGGTACACACCAACAGCCTCGAAGTCTGCATATCCGTCATACATCCAAGCTTTTTTACCGCACCCCCAGCTCAGCCTTAGTACCAAATCAATGATGCTCCGCTGACGCTTCGAAAAGTCTCGCATTGCGATCTCTTCAAAAAGAGAGTGTGCTAACCTCAGGTGTGCATCTGTAGGTTGAGGACTTGCCATATTACTAAATCGCCTCCTTTCGTAAAACGCCCGCCCAGTAAAGGGGGACTGGCGTTAGATCCGTTCTTGTCTTCATAACCAATTGTTGTCTGGATATATCTTTTTGAGATAAGCCATTTCTTCGTCATAGATGCCTGTTACTTTCTCCACAATCTTGAGTGCATCGAAGCGCCCTGTATCCCATGGATTGTAAGTCTCTATCCCGTTGCTTATCTCTTGCTGCTTGTTCTTTCGTCTTTTCATGAAATTCATGGCCATCACATTCAATTGCAAAGCTGTGATTTTCGCCTTTAAACAAGCAATCTAAAGCTATGTCCACTCGATATTTTTTCTTTCCTTTCTCTACTGTTCTTTGTGGTTCGATGGATATTAAAGGGAAGTTATCCCACTGTTTGTATTCCTGGTCACGCATCAGAAAGTAGTGCCTTAACCACAGAAGCATAATTGACTCGATTGGTGATTCGCACTTCGCAAGTTCCGTTAAGTGTAGGTGTGCAGTGTCAGCTAAAATTACATCTAATTCCTGGCGGACTTTGGTATCCAACTTTGAAAGTTCATTTAAAACACTGCCCTTGAATTGTTCGTTATCGTAATTGTTATGACTCATCTATTTCTCTCCTTTCAGCCAGGACTCTGTAATTATTGATCTTGAGTGGCTTCCACTCCGGGTAGTACCGCATCATATACGCTGCGGCAAATCTCTTGAGCGTGTCTGGATCGCCCAATGTGCGGTATAGGTCCGGGAGTGGAAACCACCTTTCTTCCTGAGGCATCACTCGTCAAAAAGCGTGCTGTTTTCGCTAGAGTCTGCTTGTTTTTCTTCGTCCAGCGGTACGCTCTCAGCAGAAGTGATATTGACGTCAATCGCCTCGTTATACACGCTTACTGGCTCGCTGGAGATATCCTTTCGAACCACTTCGTCCTGCGTGGCTTGCTGCTGGATTTCAATGCTGATCGGCAGGTACTTCCACATGTGGCGGATGACCGTTTTCTTGGCCATTTCCTCATAATCGGTAACCCACGGACCGTTCTTGGCTGCCTTTGATCTGGACCTGCGTTTCTCGATTTCTTCTTTGTCCATGACCTCGAACTGATACCCGCCATCTTTGAAGTGAGCCACAGCGTAGACGTATTTCATTTCTCCACGACGACCTGTCGCTGGCTTATGATGCAGTTTCGGGTGCAGGCCCAGCTCATAGTCAAACTCGTCCGCTTCGTACACGCAGTGAGCGTATATGCTTTCGATGTTGCCAGACCTGCGAGCCAGGTCGATCATGCCCTTGTACCCGATGATAAATTGCGCCTCGCGGCCATACGGAATGATGTAGCAGTGTCCGATGAGCCCGGGTTCCAGGCCCAGCTGCGCGGCCTGCATAACAGCTCCGAGCAGCGACGATACATTGCACTCCAGCAGTTTCGGCGTGGTCCTGATGGTAGTCAGCGCGATCCTTGCCATGCGATCAGCGTTCATATGTGACGGGAGCGCCTTTTCAATCTCCGGCCCCATACGTTTCAGGTAGGCCGCAATAGTTTGCTCAGGAGACTGCGGTTGCTGGGCGGGTTGACTCGCCCTGCTTGCCAACTGGTTTTTGACATCTTGGTTTGTAGCCACTCTTACGCCCTCCTTACACCGTCTTCACGCTAAATCGGCGCGAGACGGATGGTTTCAGGTACTGTTGGTAGAGGTCGGGGTGATCCTTCGCCAGCGCTTTGCTGTCGATAATGCTTCTGGTTGCGTTCTTCCAGGTAACCACGTGCTTGCTGGCGATACCTGTTTCGTACTTGCCCAACATGACTTTCAGGCGGTTCTCCAGCTCCGCGACACGTTCTGCAGCCTGCTTGGACTGCTCTTTGGCTTGTTCCAGTTGCTCAATGAGCATATCCGCTTCCAAGGGCAGCTCTGTTTCGCTGGCAGGCTCGCCGATGGGATAGATGGTTTTCAGCAAGTTCGTGGACGCTTCCGAACCATCCATCATCGGAGGCACTTGCGGCACCACATAGTTGTTCCAAAAGTCCGATTCAAGTTGGATCAGGTACTGGATGATGTCCTCGTCACGCTCGATCTTCTTGTATACGAACTTGTTTCCGCCGATCAACACGGCGATCCACCATGCGCTGTATCCGGTTACCGCCATATAGTGCTGGCACTGAATAAGATACTGGGTTGGAACGTCTTCGCCATCCCATTCGCCTTTCAGATACTCGCTGGCTGTTTTGCACTCCAAGCCTGTCTTTTCGCCAACGATCAGACGGTCAACGTTAGCGAGGATGAAAGGATACTCGGAATGCTGGAGCATTTGATTGCAGCGCCTTATCTTCAAACCCGTCCGACGACTAAACTCTTGCGCAACTACATCCTCCAGAATCGTCCCGAAGTGTGATGCCTCGCTTTGTGTCTCTTCCAGCGGTGCTTGTCCCGTTTTTTCTAGGTAGACCGCCACGGGCGACTTCCACTTGCTCAGTCCAGCGATCGCGGCTGCGTCACTTCCACCGATGCCTTTCCGACGAAACTGGAGCCAGACTTCACGGTCCATGTCTTTCGTTGTTGCGATAGCAAGTGCCATGTTATACCTCCTATTGATTTGTGAAGGCCGATCAGCTACGATGGAAGTACGATTCCCAATCAAGCTTTATCGACCGAGACTCAGCGTTGCCGCGCTGGGTCTTTTTCATTTTCTGTACTGAATTTTTAACACTCCCTTCTGATTGGACACGAGGCTTGCCGCGCCCCAACCTCTACGCGGCGGTTGCAGCTCCAAAGACTGCGCCACACTTGTTACCTCGCTTATGTATGGATGGATGGATTCGTCCACCCGTCGACGGCACAAGGTGGTTCTTATGCCGTCTGCGCAGAGACGAAGCCGTATTACTTCAAAAGTCGCCTTGCTTGAGTCCTTACTTCCTCACGGAAGTCTTCTGGCGCCATGATTGCGCGTAGGTCGATCAGAAACTCCAGTTCCTCGATCACATCGCGCACCACCCATTCCAGTCCGTCATCGCCCGCATCGAAAGCAAGGGGCAGCAGTTGCTTTTGCCGAATCGGCTCCGTTTGCTCCACATATGCTGGAAAATCAGGCACTAATGCGTTCATGTTTCAGTTCCTCCTGCAGCGCGGCGATTTCTTTGTTTCTCCACTCGATCTCGCAAATCAAGTCACGTTTATGGACGTCCAGCTCTTCGCGCAGGCGTTTCAGTCTCACGTATTCAACATCAACCGCGCGCCACTCGTCATCTGCGTGCCGATATGCCTGCTCATCGTTTTCAAGTTCACGTTGAAGTTCAGTAATCTGTGAAGCCACAGTTTTTTTGATTGTCACAGGCTTGTCCTCCTTCAAGTAGCGTGATATGCTACAAGTGCTGAATCATTATGGGTTAGGCCGTCCGTTCGCCGCGGGCGGTCTTTTCTTTTTGTTGCAGTTCTTCAGAGAGCTGACGAGTGATCTGCTTGTACACCTCGTGCGCAGCCATATCACCAGCTGTTTTGGCAACCATCATCATCTTTTGATAAAAGGTTAGGCGTTTTCGCAACGTCTGTTCGTTCACGGCGTTTCCTCCCTGTTATCTGCTTTGAAATGTGCCAGCCTTACCCGGTAATTTTCGTTTTGCTCGTCCGCTGTCGTGTAACGCTTTGCGATCTCCGGCAGCAGCAGTTCCGTCATGCTTGCGTCGTAAGCGTATGTGTTTTCCAAGACCGCGAGTACGCGTTGATTCCAGTCGCGATTTGAAGACATTTCGAACCCTCCTTAACGAGTAGTCGCCAGCATGTCCAGCTGACTAATCTTCGGCATGGCTACTTGTTCTGATAGTGCTTCGTTGTTCCACATGGCCCCGATCTCTCGCATGGCCGCCCGATCTTCACGTTCCAAAGCGTAAAAATATGTTTTTACTGCCGGGATCAAATCGGCGACTTGCTTTTTCAAGTTCTTCGTAGTAGCGTCCATCTGATACGTTCCGCGGCGTACCGCCAAGTCAATCTCCGGTTCCTCGTCGATGAGCAAGTCAATTGCCTCTCGCGCTTGCTTCATCTGCCGTTTCAGGTTATGTAACGCCTTAGCGACATCTTGATTCAGGATTGGATTCACCGGGACGAATCCAAATGGGTCCAGTCCATAAACGTGACTGATCAGGTCCCATCCCTCATACCACCCGGTAGCCTTGCACCATTCAGCTGCTACTTGCAGGCTCGGTTCATCATAGCCGCATTCCACGTTCGAGATTTTCTTTTGATCCAAGCCGATTACTGCTCCGAGTCCAACTTGCGTTTTGCAGCTATGGTCGTAACTGTTCAGACGAAAGTATCTCAGGTACAGTCCTATCTGCTGGCGTGCATATGCTGTGTTCGCCATTTGTTCGTTCTCCTTCTAGTCCGAAAAGGACTGTAAAATGTAACCATGCTCATCTTCCAGACTCCCCCTCGTTGGCGGGGTCTTTTCTTTTACAAAGCAGAAGATTAAAAATCGCGTTATCCTGCATCAACACGCTTCGCATAAGCTGATCTGTCTGCTCCTTTAGCTCGGGCGCAATCTTAGTCACTTCATAGCAGTAGTTGACCAAGGCTTGCGTCAGTTCATCAGCAGCTTTTACATAGCCCGGATGACGATTGATCGACATCATGTATCACCTCGCTTTCGTCACACAACTGCATGCAACGCCGAGTCTTGGCAGTGACCCCACCTGACCTTGGCGCTCTATGCAGTTGTGTGTATGGTTGATGCTTCGATTACACCTTCACAAGCAAGAAGGTATAGCGACCGTTTTTCTTCTCGATGTCGTACAGCATCCAGCCTTCTTGAAGCAGATCGTTCGCTTCCTTGGCGTTGTTGGTTTCGTGCAGACCGTTGATTTCTGAGAAGTTCATGCGAACCTCCTTTCTGGCTTGTCCATGGAAGCACCGGTAATCCGGCGCTCTCAAACCATCAAGCGGTATTTTGTGATTTGGTTGCTGCCGCTTGTTGAGATACAAGCTTTCTTTCGGCAGCTGCAAGCAATACCGTATAAGCCATTTCCAAGCGCTCTTTGCTCGGATAGTTTGGATCGTTGACAGGATAGTTTGGAGGCAACGTGACAATCACTTTACGCATTTTCGATCCCCTCCCTTTGGTGAATCTTTATGTGTGCGTGCTTGTTCAAAATGACTGAACATTACTAGGGCCATTCCAGCATCTGAAAATCTTTGGATGTGACTCCCAAGGCACTGATGATCCACAGTGCTGTTTTTCAATTATTTAAGACTGATTAACTTTTCTGAGTGATAACTTTTTTTCAAAAAACGCTGTGGTTTTTCTAAAGTCAACTTGAACGTTAAGACCTTTTTTAAGTCGTATGGCTGCTGACTGGGAAATCCCAAAAGTTCTTTGGATTTCTGCTATGGGCATCTGACTTATCACCTGTTGGATGTCCACCAGTACCGCTCCTTTCATCACCCTTTCAGGCCGGTTTTGCTTGCATTAATTTTTCTACAACGGATTTCGTTAGTTCATCATCAAAAAAAATCGCTACTTCAACCGAGAGTATAGCCGCGATAATTCTTAGCCTTTCAACATCCAGTCTAACATTCCCTTGCTCGATATGACTGTATCCTTGAAGAGAGATACCTAGCATGTTCGCCATGTGAGTTTTTGTTACACCTTTCGCTTTACGGATTCGGCGAACATTTACATGAACCATTTTATCACCTCCAACTAACGATATCCGTTAGTTGTATATTACTAACCATTTTCGTTAGTGTCAAGCGTTTATTAAATTAAAATCTCAAATATCGTTACTTAACTACCGGATGACGTTAGTTGTTGCTATTATCATCTTTATCAGGAGGTGATTTGTGTTGGAAACTGTGGGCCAAAGAATTAGAAAACTTCGGAAAACAAAAGGTTGGACACAGGAACAATTCGCTATTCGCGTAAATGTTTCCGCACAAAAAGTCTCTAACTGGGAGAGGGACTACACTCCTCCCAGCGTTGATGACGTAGCTAAAATAGCTGAGTTGTGTGATTCCACATCTGATTTCATATTGACTGGAAGAACTACTCCCTCCCCTTCTGGAAAAAAGGACAAGCTGGCTGAAGGACTAACTAGGGAGGAACAATTGGTACTGGAGGAAATTAGAAAACATCCAAAAGCCAATGTCTTCTTTAATGACCTTGCCTCTGATCCGCAGGGAAAGGTCAGAAAACTAATCAAAATGTGGGATGCAATTCTCAATGACATCGAAAACGACGACGATGAGGAGCCAGAAGATTAATCGTGAAGCTCGCTAATGTTCTCCCCTCCCAGTACAGCTACAACATGATGGAGGAACGTGCGAACAACGTCCTCAATAAATTTCATTACAAGTATCCGGATCAAATCGACATCGAAGAGATTTGCGCCTACTACAAGATGAAAATAAAGCCCTCTCCGGAGCCAAACCTTACGTACTCTGTTTGTACGGGGTTTCGGAAAGGGTTTATTTATATCTCGAAAGGTACCAATTATATCAAGTATAAGGAATTGCTAGGAGAGGAATTTGCTCACCTGTACCTACATACTATCAGCCAGATGCAAACGACAAGGGCGGTTCATGCTCACCAGGAACGCCAAGCCAAGAATTTTTCTGCCTACCTCTACATGCCGTTGAAGATGCTACAGCAAGTGGTCATCTCCTACGACCAACCAGTGGACATTTCCATGCTGGCTGATGAGTTCCTTGTTTCTGAAGAATTTGTGTATTATCGCTTGTCCTTAATCTTCCCGGAGAAAGCAGATGCAGTTGCGCGGTCAAAGGGCGGGTTTGGATATATAAAGTGGCTGGAACAATAAGCAAAGGAGAGATTTACCATGTTCCAAAAATTTGATGAGCGCTATTTCCTTAATGCTAATCCAAACATCCTTGAAAATACTGGCGAACTTCGTGAACCTCAATACGAAGCGTACTTGGATATTTGCAAGCATTATTTAGTGGATAAATCATCAGATCACGCTGTCGTAGTGCTCCCGACAGGTGCTGGTAAAACCGGAGTGATAGCTTTAGCGCCGTATGGAATTAGTCATGGCCGTGTGCTTATAATTACTCCGCAACTCGTTATTAAAGATCATGTGATGGAATCATTGGACCCCTCTTCTCCTGAGAACTTTTGGCTGGCACGGAAAGTGTTTGAAACCTATTCAGAACTACCTATCGTAACTGAATATGATAAAGACACGCTTCAAGAAGAGCTTGAAAAAAGTAATATTGTCATTCTAAACATTCACAAATTAACCACCGCTCATCGAAATTCATTGCTTAACAGAGTTGGAGAGAATTTTTTTGATATGATCATTATCGATGAAGCTCATCATTCTCCTGCTGAGACATGGCAAGAGGCATTACGATATTTTTCTGGCGCCAAAGTTTTAAAGGTAACTGGTACCCCCTTCCGAACCGACCGAAAACCAATTGAGGGCCTCGTAGTAACAAATTATCGCTTAGGGAAAGCTATGGCACTGGGAATTGTTAAAACTCTTGAGAATTTTCGTCTGATTCCTGAAAAAGTATACCTTACAATTGGCGATAACCCTACTCGATATACATTAGAGGAAATTCGCAAGTTAGGTATTAAAGACGAAGAATTCATTTCAAAGAGTGTTGCCCTTTCACCTGAATGCAATAAACAGATTGTCGAAGCAAGTATCGAAGAATTAAATGAGCGCAAAAACGCAAGTGATGTCCCTCACAAAATTATTGGGGTATGCTGCAGTATCAACCATGCTCAAGCTGTTAAATCTTTGTATGAAGATGCCGGGCTCCGCACAGTAGTTGTTCACAGCAAGATGCCAAAAACCGAAAAGGAAGAAGCTCTCAGAAAAGTGGAAAGTCACCAAGTTGATGCTGTGCTGCATGTTGCAATGCTCGGAGAAGGATATGACCATAGGTATTTATCAGTTGCAGCTATTTTTAGACCGTATCGTAGCCTTGCACCTTATGCCCAATTTATTGGCCGAATTCTACGAAGCGTTCCAAAAGAGGAAGTGCGTTCGCCTAAGGATAACATTGGAGTTGTAATCGCACACCGCGATCTTGGTTTGGATCCTCTTTGGGATGAATACAAAAAGGAAAGTGAATATTGTGATGTTCTTAAAATGGTACAGCAACAAGAAAAGAGCGAGCGAAAACTCGAAAAAGTTCTCCGCAATCCGAGCGCCCAAGAAATTGGAACGGTAACCTTAGAAGGTGATCTCTATTATTCATCCGAATACTATGAATATACAGAAGCAGCAAGTAAACAAGAAGAGTATGAAAAGGTAATTGCAGAAAGAGTGAAGAAGTTAAGAGATCTTTTACCAAATCATTCGGAAACTGAGCTCAGGAAAATGGTTCTACAACAAGACCGGCCGACGGATACAAATCCTTTATTGAAAAACCCCAAAAAATTCCGTATGATGGTGAGGACTTCTTTCGATCATAAAATTAAGCATGATATCCCGACCCAAATACTAGTGGACGCTGGTTTGAAGAAAGAAGGGTTCGAACTTACTCAACTCCCACTTCGGACTGATATGCGCTGGGTTCTTGAAGTTGGGGATAATGCTGCTATCATTGCCGTTTACCTGACAGTCATGCTGCAAAAAAAATACGGAGATCGGCAAAAATGGACGATAGAGGATTTTGGGTATGCCGAAAGAGATTTGCCCCAAATTATCGTACATTTAGAAAAAATGATAAGGAGTGTCACAAATGGTTGATGCCCTAAGGAAAAAGCTATGGGAAGCGATGTATCTAAATCCACTCTGGCCTTCTGAGCTTATCGAGAATGCAATGGATCCTGATTACAGTCAAGTTAAATTTTCTAAATGGGAAAATGGCACAAAGGCCGAACTGGTTTTCATTGATGAAGGGGAAGAAATTACTACAACTTACTTATTTGATGAAAAGGAATTTCTACAATCAGCAATCATGACTGAGTTTGGTCGAGAAACCGTTATTTATGACAGAGCGAGAGAAGTTGCTGCTGTAATGAAGAATGTTGTAGATGCCGTAACAGAAGAAATGCTCATGAAAAACCAGTCTGCATGATAAAAGGAGAGCAGTCGCTCTCCTTTTTTGTTTATTAATAGCGTAACTTTTGATATCAATATCTTATTATTCATACGGATGATACCCCAAAGAAAGTTGCAACGCCCCAATAAACATTCCTTTAGGAATGGCAAAGATATGGCCTATGTGCCGGTTGATACCCCTTCTGATCGATTGAGCCCAGAAGCATTCCTCTCAGAAAGCATGGATATCACAGTTACACTTAGCTATTAACTCCTCCAGACAAACCCCTAGCGGTAGGATAAACATCCAACCGCTTCGCATAAACATAAAACGAAATAGAAAGGGTAGATGACCATATGCGGGTTGGTATTTACATTCGGGTAAGTACCGAAGAACAAGCGAAGGAAGGGTACTCCATCCCTGCCCAACGTGAACGATTGACTGCTTACGTCACATCCCAGGGATGGGAGATCGCGGATTATTACGTAGACGAGGGAATCAGCGCAAAGGATATGAATCGTCCAGAGCTTCAACGCCTGCTCAGGGACGTCAGAGGGGGGCATATAGACGTTGTTTTGGTTTACAAGCTAGATCGCCTTACCCGCTCCGTCTTGGACCTCTATAAGCTCCTGCAGGAGTTTGACGAGTACCAGGTGAAATTTAAATCTGCCACCGAAGTATATGACACCACAACCGCCATTGGCAGGCTCTTCATCACCCTCGTGGCAGCTCTCGCCCAATGGGAGCGAGAAAACCTTGGGGAGCGCACAAAGTTCGGGAAGGAAGAAAAGGCTCGCCAAGGAAAGCGCCCAGGCGGAAAAGCTCCTTTTGGCTATGATAAGATTGGTGAAGAGCTGATCGTGAACGAAGATGAAGCCTACCTCGTCCGCAAGATATTTCAGCTGTACATGAAGTATGCAAACCTGAACACTGTAGCGGAAGAATTGTACAACATCGGCGCCCGGACTAAATATGGAGCTATTTTTTCCGTAAACACCGTCCAGAAAATCCTACGCAATCCCCTTTATATCGGGACTCTGCGATACAATTACACGACCCAAAAAGGCACAACGACGACGATCAAACCAAAGGAAAATTGGGTGCTTGTTGAAAATGTCTTGCCTCCCATCATTGACAAGCAGGATTTTGATTACGTACAGAAGGTAATGGACGGGCAAGCAATGAAGACGCCGCGCGGGATCGTGTCCGATTACATCTTTTCAGGTCTGGTCATATGCCCTAACTGCGGCAATGTTCTAAACGGCACGAAGTATCATAGCCAAAACAAGAAAACGCTTGGTCAGCCGATCCATTACTATCGTTGCTCATTCACCAAACCAGGCGCTTGCCATAAATTCCAGATCCGCGAGGACAAACTTGAGCAGTTCTTTCTTGAGCAGTTAAAGCTACGCGCCGAAAACATCAAGATCGGGTTAAGCAAAGAAGGGAAAAAGCCCGCCCTTTCCAACGAAGAATCCTTGCGGAAAGAGTTAGAGAGCATCCGACAGAAACGAAAAAGACTTCAACAGCTGTTCCTGTCCGACCTTATCGAAATGGATGAACTCCGTGAACAAATTAACCTCTTCAACGCCAGACAAGTTGAAATAGAGCAGCAACTGGCAGCAGAACAGGCAGCCAAAGAAAACAGCTTTTCCGATGACCAATTGATATTACTCCTCCAACACACCCGCGATTCATGGGAGGAAACCCTCCCCTCCGAGAAGAAGCAGATCGTCAGCATTTTGGTTAAGTCCATTTGTGCAGAACGAGACCCCGAAAAACCGCGCGGTTATAAGCTTCGCAGCATTGTTTTCCACTCCTAA